CCCGTAGACGAGTTAAGGGAGATACCTGCAGGCAGAGACCCTGCGCTAATGGTGTAGGTAGGGCTGTTAGTAGCGCTTACTGCGTCTGAGTACCCTCTTCCCTGCAAGAAACTGCCGAGAGTTTGGTCTACCCAAACAGGAGGTGACCCTGTGTTTCCGCTGTACGAGACCGTTACTGCGCCATCGCCATTAGCCGCTCTAATAGTGAATGAGTAGCCTTGCGGAGTAGTGGGGGTGCCTGTAATAGCTCCTGAAGATGAGTTCAAAGAGATACCCGCAGGCAAAGAGCCAGAGCTGATTGAGTAGGTAGGGCTGTTTGTAGCCGAAACCGAGTCAGAGTAAGGAGTACCCACAGTAAAAGTGTTTGAAATTACGTTATCAATCCACACTGGAGGATTGAAAGAGTAGATAGTAATAAATACTGTACTGCCTGATGAGACGCTAGTACCACCTGTAGGACTCTGCGATGCAACCGTGCCGTTATTTCCAGAGTTAGCTCCAGAAGAGGTATAGCTAACGGACGCAACTAACCCTGCATTTTGAATGCTAGTTACCGCAGTAGACTGTGATTGACCCACAACGTTTGGAACAGTCGCTGGCGGTGGAGGAGGGTCACTAATACTAATGCTAAATGACGCATCTGTAGACTGGTTAAAGTCGTCAGTTGCTCGTGCACTAAAGCCATACGTACCTGAGCTGGTAGGAGTACCAGACAGAGTAAACCCAGTAGTTCCGTTGTAACTAAGGCTAAGCCCAGGGATACTTGGCGCTGTCAGGAAGCCCCAAGAACCACCGCTTGGGAAAGTTGCGGTCGCACTACCTGAGTACCCGCTACCAACCTGACCAGAAGGAAAATTAGACGACCAGCTAGGAGGAGCAGGAGGAGGAGCAGCGTTTGTGCTGGCCGTAATAGTACGGGTACCTAAAAGCTCGTAGTTACTAGCACGACGAATGGACATCACAAACGTGTAGCCAGTGCTAGGAGATAGTCCAGAGCTGATTACAGTCCCGTTATCGTAGCCGCCATTTGCAGCAATGACCGTGCTACCCAAAATAGTAGCCCCAGTGCTTTCGTTCGCAATACTTACACGGACGTTGAACGTTCCTGTGTTTTCAGCGTACCAATCGACATAAATAAAGTCGGTGCCTGTATAGGCTTGAGAAATAGAGTAGGTACTCATGCCCCTACCTAAATCTTAATCCAGAGGTCTCCCGACACCATACCTGAAGCAGGCGCTGAGGACTGCACATAGAGCTTGCGGTTATCAAACTTAGTCGCGTTCTCTGCAGTGCCAGCACCCACGTAAGAGAGGCTGTTCCAAGCGGTGCTTCCGTTTCCAAGCTTTAGCTTAAGGGTGTCAGTCTCTAACCCAAGCTCACCAGCTGCAAGGGTAGGGTTAGCTGAGGTCCAGTTAGCCGCAGTGTCTCTGCGGACCTGAATGTTTGCCAATCTAGGCATGGATACCTCCGAAAAGTCTTAGTACTAGTTTGCCTTATTTATTAGGTTTAGACAGGGTAACGAACAATGACTATTCCAGAGCCACCTTGACCTGCTCCCTGGCCACCACCGCCACCGCCACCAGTGTTTGCCATACCCAGCGGCGCTCCTTGGTCATTACCACCGCCACCTAGTCCACCAGGACCAGTGTTGATTCCTCCTTGGCCAGCGCCACCTCCACCACCAGCAAACCAATAAGTTCCTGAAACATTGTGCCCGTAGCCAGTTGCCGCTCCCCAAGCAGAATAAGAAGAACTACCGTTTCCACCAGCTCCACCAGTCCACCCGTTATTATTTCCAGCGCCACCACCAGCTTGAGAAAAACCTCCACCACCACCGCCAGAGTAGCCTCCGCCAGTGTAGCCACCACCGCTGTTACCCTGACCAGAAGTTCCGCCACCAGCTCCAGTAGAGTAACCAGCACCTCCACCAGAACCACCAGACTGGCCACCGCCACCGAATAGGGTTCCACCACCACCACCTGCCACAGCAGCTGTTAGTGATGCAAACTGAGAGTTGTTACCGTTACCACCAGCAGCACCTCCAGAACCGCTCGGGCTTGTGCTTCCTCCAGCGCCTACAGTCACGCTGTACGCAGCTGCTGTCAAGCTTTGGTTGGATAGGTACACCAAACCACCAGCTCCACCACCACCGCCATAGGTACGGCCAGAAGCACCACCACCAGCGACAGTGAGGATTTCAACAGTTGTTGGGGCAAAAACAGTGAAAGTTCCAGAGCTAGCAAACGCGTGGTATCGGTATCCGCCACTAACGGCTATTGTTCCGCCCGTAGGCAGGGCTGGAGCACCAGCAGCTCCTACCATTCCTAGTGTAAAAGGCATTATGCCGCCAAGTCTCCGACCAGCACGTAGCTGTTAGTTGCTACACACTTTACGGTTGCAGGAGAGTACTGGGCAGAAGTCTTACGGTTGTTGTTTTTGCTGTTTAAGGTAATCCCAGACCCTGGAGTAAACGTTATCTGAGCAGCATTTGTCTGAATAAAATCGACTTGCTCCCCAACAGCTAGCCCTTGAATCGTCACGGTTACTGCACCAGAGTTGGTGTAAAGCTTTCCCTTATCGGAGGACTGAAGAGTGTAGTTAGTTGAAAGAGAGGAAACGGTTTGAGCGGTGTTAAACCCGCCATCAGTGCCGTTAGTGCCGTTAGCTCCATCCGCACCTGCTGGTCCTTGAGGCCCTGAAGCAGTGCCAAACTCAACCCAGTAAGAGTCGTAGTAAATAAAGAACTTGCCAGTTCCAGAATCGAACCAGCCGTCTCCTGTAGTAGGGGAGCTAGGGGCTGTTTCTGACACGGAGTACTTACCTGAAGCACCATCTTCTCCCTGCAGAGAAGCTACCCACTCAGATTCAGTGCCTACAAAGCCGTTTTCAACAGCGATGTCATAAGCAGACTTAGAGGCTGTTCTAGGGTTTAACACCCATACAGAGCCATTGTACGTCCAAGTCTTACCACTAGCACTGAAACTGGTGCCAGTACTTGGACTATTAGGAAAGTCAATTGCTGTCATGCTGCATACCTTATGATTACGATACCTGAACCGCCAGCTCCAGACGGCTTAACCGAGCCTACTGGGGTAGAGCCAGCTGCTCCACCACCGCCACCACCAGTGTTGGTGCCTCCATTAGTTGGGGCAGAGTTGCTAGACGCATTAGCTCCAGTTCCACCACCGCCTAAACCACCAGCGCCACCTGCGCCACCAGCATTTCTAGGGTCTCCTGAAGCACCACCACCACCTGCGTAGTAGGTGCTCGTACCTGAGATAGAGCTTGCTAGACCTATACCACCAGCACGAGCTGGGGTAATTCCATTAGAGCTGTTTCCATTACCACCAGGAGCGCCTGCACCACCACCGCCACCGTCACCAGGAGCGGTAGTAGCACCACCGTTGTTACCCTGGCCAGCAGTCCCTGTACCTGAACCTCCTGAGTAGCCTCCACCACCACCACCAGAACCACCGTTCTGAGCTTGGCGACTAATGCTGGACTCGGAAGATGCGCTTCCTCCGCCAATAGCGGTCAGTGAAAACGCCGACGAATTGCTTCCATTATGGTTCGCTGGGTTATGACCTGATGCGCCAGAGGCATAAGAGGAGCCGCCAGCCCCAACAACTACCGACCACGTAGACGCTGCTACTGAGGAAAGGGTCCCTGTTAGAAGTCCTCCAGCTCCACCACCACCAGAGCCGTCGGTGCCACCAGCAGCACCACCACCACCACCGCCAGCAACAATTAAATACTGAACATCTGAAAGCGTCTGGGTAGGAACGAAATTGCCAGAAGTAGTAAAGGTGTGAACGTAAAACCCGTTAGTAAAAGTAATTGTCCCACCAGAAGCTTTAGGAGGAGGCACAATCCACCTACTACCTCTTACTGCTACGTAATGCTCTTTCAGCGACCACATGCCGTTAGCAGATGAGTTAGAAGGCAAATTGTCAGGCCCAATAACTCCGCCGTTTATTGGCATTACGAAATCTCCTCGTAAGAAATTATCATAGAAAGCCTAGAGTTAGCCGAGGCCGATGCTCTGAGCCTCCAGTTTTCTGGGAGATACAACGAAGTACCTTTATCAATAATAGTTAGGGTCGATTTAGCTGGAACAGAGATGTCTTTAGCAAAAGCAATGTCGCTGCCACCAACCATGCCAATTTTAACGGTTACATCAGCAGCAACTGTACCGTCTATGTTAGCTACAAGGATGCTGTTTACCTTAAGAATAGAGCCGCTTGACGCGTCGTTTTCTAGAACGTTAGTCTCAGTAGTTGTAGGAAGAGCGGTAACTACACCGCCATAGATGCTAGTTACGTTTACGATATTTGGGTTAGCCATTTATCCTCCAAAGACAATAGCCATGGCAATGGCTTTTCCAGTAGTAAAGGGAGCTGTGACTACAACTTCCCAACGGTTGTTGTTGTACTGCCAAGTGGTTCCGTTAGCAGTAAATGTTTGCCCATTAGTGGGGCTATTAGGGAAATCAAGTGCTGCCATTATGCCGCGTACCTCACAATCACAATTCCAGAGCCACCAGCTTGTCCTGGGTCGCTGTAGCCACCACTGGCAGCTCCGCCGCCACCGCCAGTGTTTGCGGTACCCGCAGAGGACCCGTTACCGCTATAAGTTGCCTGACCACCAGTGTGGGCCCTACCGCCTGTACCGCCACCACCAGCACCTCCTGCAGCTGTAGCAGTGTCCCCACCACCAGCTCCACCAGCACCGCCGCCAGCGTAGAATGTGGCGGTTCCAGAAATAGAAGAAGAGATACCAGTTCCACCAGTGCGGTTGCTACCAGCAGAGGCCCCACCTCCACCTCCGCCACCGTTTCTAGTGCCAGCTACTTTGGCAGAACCAGCGTTACCTTGACCAGAGGTACCCGAAGCACCTGCTGCTCCCGAGTCTCCACCAGCACCACCGCCAGAACCTCCAGAAAGTGGTCCGTTGGACTCTTCTCCACCTCCACCACCGCCACCAACAGAGGTTACACTGTGGAACGTAGAGCTGCTTCCACTGCTGCCTGATGCCGCGCTGGAGTTAAAGTAAGCAACTCCACCGCCGCCACCGCCAGCACCAATAGTAACCGTGTAACTCCCTGGTCCTAAGCTCACTGCGCCGCTAACTACTCCGCCAGCGCCACCACCGCCGCCGCCTCCGCCGCCACCGTTGGATGCCTCACTACCGCCACCGCCACCGCCGCCAGACACAACGAGGTATTCTACGTTTGTAGTTCCAGAAGTAATCTGAAAAGTACCAGAAGAGGTAAACGTGTGGACTTTGTAGCCAGTGATGTTAGATACTGCTCCACCTGTGGCAACAATTGAGGAGATGTTATTTGCTCTAAAACTTTTCCTCAAAGTCCGAGCAGTGGTGAATGACCCCGCTTCAGAAAACCTGTAGACGCCCACTACGCAATCTCCACTCCGCTAATGTGGAAGTTAATACTGGTGGCAGATGCTCCACCTTTAATGGTCTGTGCTGCAGTCAACACTTGCTTGATGTCTAACACGGTAGAGTCGTTTGCGCCTACAACAGTGGTGACCGCAAATGCGACGTCTGCCAAAGATAAAGTAAATGTACCCGAGCTTCCAGAAGTGTTAGTTACAACGATGTTTGTGACTACAGCAGTAGTGCTGGAGGGAACCGTGTACAACGTAGTAGAAGTAGTCGTTGTGGCTGCTCCACGAAACAGAGCTTTAGCAGTAGTAGGCATTAAATGGCTCCCATCAGAACTTCGACCTCAATATCTTGAGCAAAACTTAAGTTAATACCTACAGTCTGCGTTCCAGAGTTGTAAGTTATCGGGGATGTGGCGGACACTACGCCTGCAGGCCCTGTAGCGCCGTTAGCCCCATCAGCTCCTACGAGAGACGTAAGCCACTGAGACTCAGTGCCGACAAATCCGTTATCAACAGCAATAGCGTAAGCAGACTTGCCTGCGTTTATTTTGCGCCAAACAGTGCCGTTCCACTCCCACAAGAAGCCGCCAAGAGTCTCCTGCTGATTCAGCGTAGGAGAAGAAGGAAAGTCAATAGCAGCCATAGGCTTATTTTACTTTCTAATAGAAGTAGTTACAGGCTAAGCAGGAGTTAGGTAACGGATGATGACGACACCAGAGCCACCAGCTCCACCGTTTCCTTGCGGGATGTTAGCGCCACCGCCACCGCCACCACCAGTGTTGGCAGTCCCAGCAGCACCAGCAGCACCGTTAGTATTTCCTCCAGAACCCCCTCCGCCAGTGCCCCCAGCACCACCACTCCTTGGAGAGCTAAAGTCCATAGCAGCACCGCCGCCACCACCACCAGCATAGAAGGTTGCGTTTAACCATTGAAGACCAGCGCCACCAGCTCCGCCAACTCCATTATTAGCACCACCATTACCTCCCACTGCCCCTGCGCCACCACCACCACCAGAACCTCCAGTACCCGCTCCTGATGCTCCTCCGTTGTTTCCCTGCCCTACAGTTCCCGCTCCTCCAGCGAGTGGGCCGCTACCACCAGACCCTGCACCTGAACCTGAGCCTCCAGAACGACCAGCACTGCCAACAACTCCAGAGCCACCACCAAGAGCTGTGAGTGTTGAAAAAACGGAGCTAGTTCCAGGAGTGTCTTGGTTATACCCAGTCTGGGAAGACCCACCTGCACCCACATTAACCAAGTAATTACCTGAAGATAAAGACATAGTTGAGGTAAGGTAACCACCTGCACCTCCGCCAGAGCCTCGGTCGTATCCTCCAGAGCCACCACCCGCTACTACAAGAACGTCAGCCTGTAGATTACGGTTCGCAACAAAAGTTCCAGAGGAGTTGAAAGTGTGGTAAGTGTACCCATTAGAAGTACTAACAGTTCCACCAGACGCTGCTTCTACTTGGCCAGAAGCTCCACGCTTAATGCCATAAAGAGAGGCTGAAGAGTACTGGACAAAGCTACCTGATGCTGCCACTATACTAAGGCTCGTTATGGGGCTTGAGTTGCTCCAGAGAGCTTCAGTAATCGCGTTAATACCTGCAGCGTCATTGCGCTCAACCGTTGTTTCGGCGCTAATCCTTTTGTTACCTGAGGACGCGTACCCACAGAACACTACTGAAGAGCTACTAAAGGTGTTAGACGTGTTGTTGCCACGAGAAGTTTGGTGGTAAATCACTGCGGGGTTGTTTACTCCGCTACCAGTATTTGAAGACCACCCAAATAAAAATCTAGAAGCCATGTTTGCAGAAGAGTTATTGGGATAAATAAACGCATTTTCCCAGCCCGTGCTAGCTACGTTATCTCTCAGAGAAGTTACTAGCAGTAAGTCATCGTAAATCTGAGGGATGTTGTTGAAAACAATGTCGGTTGACCCTCCAGACCCGACTTTAATTGTTTGAATGTGATATTTAAGCATTACGCAATCACCCCATAAAGACTAACGTTTGTCCCTGCAGCAAAGCCCGCTCCGCCACTCGTAATAACTGTTATTGAGGTAATTGCGGCCGTGTTAGCCCATCGCACAGCCTGAGCTTCAACGCCCGTTCCAGAGACGTTATTTCTTACCAGCATTGTTTTGCGCTTATCCGTTGCAGAATAGTCCATAATGTGCGCAATGGTAGAAAAGTTTGAAGAAGTAGCTGGGCCAATACCGTAAGCCTGTCCTAGGCTGGCGTAAGCAAGCGAGTTGTTGTTTCCAGCAGCTGCAGCTGACCCACTTCCAGTCATACCAACATAGGCGTAGTTATTACTGGTATCACCGTTAAAACGAAGTGCGTGAACAGGGTAAGAAGTATCTGCTGGCGTACCGTTCAGAACAACGACTAAGTCTCTAAAGGATGAAGGAATCCCGCTAAAAGTAACTTGCGCAGATACTGACTGCAACGTAATGTTTGCTAGAGCCGTAGTGGATTGAAGAGCCATTATGCTGTCACCCCATAAAGAGAAAAGCGAGAACCCGTGACCAATTGAGTGCCGAGCAACGGGGATATAGTGATGCTGGTTACTCCAGCGGTGTTCATCCAAAGACCTGACCGCATGTCTACGCTACTCCATACGTCTTTCATACCAGCCAATGACCTGACCACTTTGTTTTTTGTAGTTTCAAACGGGTCAAGAATGTCTACAACAATTGCGCCAAATGCAGTTGCAGTTGAACTGGCAACTGGCATAGCCTCTGTTAGGTATATTGACCCAATAGAAGTGCCGCTGTTAGACGCAATAGCTGTGGTGCTGCTAAAGTTATACCCAATCAAACCGTGCACGGCGTAGTTATTTCCAGTGTCACCATTGAATCTAAGGATTACGGGGTCACTGTCAGCGCCTGTTCTATTGGTCCTAGCGGTTACGCGCAACTGGAGGTGCTGATAAACCCCCGCGTATTGACCTAAATTAGAAAAAGTTACAGAGGCTGCATCTGAGCCAAGAACACTGGTCTCAATAAGGTATTCGCTAGAAGGAACGTTAAACGTGTCTAGGTTGCGGTACTTGACATCGTTGGTAAGGCTAGACTGCGAAGCAGACTTAATCATGTTCTGCTCCTTAGAGAACTAGAAGCGCTGCCTCTTCTTCGGTTAGAGGCTGGCCTGAAATCAGCTTCTGACGAGCAGAAGCCTTAAGAGCTTCACGAGCTTCTTCAGCAGCTACACGCTCAGCTTCAGCTTCAGCAGCAGCAAGTGCGTCTGCCTCACGCTGGGCAATCTCTTCCTCAGTAAGAGGTACGTAGGTCTGTGCACCAGTGGCACAGTCAACAATCAGCTTCATAGGGGTGTCTGACATTATTCTCCTTCAGGGGTTGGGGCAGGGGCCTCTACCCACGCTAGGGTTTCTTCGTCCCATAGATAGATACGACCATCTTGTGGGTAAGCGACAGGTGCTTGCCAGCGGCAAGTGGTCTCGTTAAGTTCCCAAGACTCAAACGGCTTAGGAGGAATGAAGGCATCACGCTCTTCGTCGTAAATGTAGCCGATACCTGCAAAGTTCTTGCGAATAGTAGCGTTGTACGAGGTCTGTACCCAACGGCCACCTAGGTTCTCTACAAACCAGTCGTAGCCCTCGTTAGGCAGGTTGTTGTCGCCTACAAGAACACGTAGGACAACGTTATTCTCATCAAGTTCTGCGAAATGTGACATGTCTTTATTCTATCCTAATCTGCTCTGTATCTAATGATAACTACGCCTGAACCACCAGACGCACCGTTCTCTCCTCCACCAGCGCCACCGCCAGTATTCGCGGTGCCATTTCCAGCGGGAAGTCCACTACCAAAGTTAGTTCCATTTCCTCCACCGCCAAGTCCACCAGCACCTGAGCTGTTTCCGCTGCTACCTCCGCCACCGCCAGCGTAGTAGGCTCCGCCCCAAAGTGCCCCCGCACCACCAGCACCACCAGCACCGAATGAGCCTGCGACACCTGCTGCACTTGCACCCCCACCACCACCGCCAGCAGCTCTACCATCTCCGTAGGTGTAGCCATTCCCTCCAGAGTTACCTTGCCCCGTAGTTCCAGAACCAGCAGTTACGGTGTTACCGTTACCTCCGCCGCCGCCACCACCGCCAGAGCCTCCAGAGCCACCAGAAGCGGGAGTTAGTTGCCGAGTACCGCCATAGCCGCCGCCGATAGCAACGGACGATAAAAAGGAACTGTTAGACCCAGACCTGCCTTGAGGAGAACCCTCAGTTGCGCCAGCAGCTCCTCCAGAGCCTACAATAACTGGAAAAGCGCCGCGTGAAAGCGGCACTCCTGAGACCGCTAGAAAACCGCCAGCTCCACCACCACCTGGAATGTGAAAGCCTGTTCCACCGCCACCAGCAACCACTAGGGCGTCTATCTCTAGTGGCTCCTGCGCAGAGAAGGTTCCTGAGCCAGTAAAAGTGTGTACCCAATAGCCATTTGCAAAGGTAATGTTGCCGCCAATAGCTTTAGGCTTTCCAATTGCAGCTGTACGATTAATCCCGTAAAGAGTTGCGGAGGAGCCTGCAGTGAAATTGGGACCTGTTAGCAAGTACAGAGTTAGGCTTGTAATAGCAGCAGTACTGCTCCATAATCCAGCTGTAATCTCTTGGTAAGAGTTAGTTGCGCTATTTTCCATTACAACATCAGCAGAGTAACTCTTGTTATTAGAGGATGTGTAATTAGGAATGTATACAGCTAAGTTACCAAACGTGGATGCAGTAGACGCCTCCGTAGGTACTGCGCCAATAAACCCAGCAGAGATTGTTCCAGAACCTGCACTTTGGCCATTTCCATCTAAGTATCGGGTAGTCAAGTTAGCGTTACTACCGTTAAAATACAGCCTAATGTCGTCTACGTAAACAGACGGCCTGCTACTACGGCCAGACACTACTAAGTACAAATCCGTAAATGTCTGTGGAATGTTACTGAAGGTAATGCTAGACGCCGCAGTTGGCAGTTCTCTATGCTCAATAAGTGTGTGCATTAGGCGTGTACTCCGTACAAATAGAAGGTACTACCAGCTGCCCAAGTTCCTGTTTGAACAAAGTTAACAGTAGTAATTGGGTCATTACTGTTGAATTTGTTCACTTGAGCGTGAACGTATCCTGATGTACCTGCGTTGTTTACTCGTAAAAGACATAGCTTGTTTTTATCAGAACGCGCATAGTCCATGACCTGCCAGATTAAATTAACATTGGACCCATTAGGGTCACCTACGTTATTACTGGTATCTACTTGGGGAATTGTAAACTGATTGCTTCCCGTAGAACTACCAGTGCCGTACATAGTTACTGACGAATAGCTACTGCTTGAAACGTTGTTAAACCTAAGCTGTGTGTACCCAGAGGGTATGTAGTTAGCTACTAAAACTAAGTCACCGTAAATCTGAGGAATGTTGGAGAAAGTAACGCTAGAACTACTGGTAGCTAAAGTTACTTGATTTAAAGGTATGTAGGTAGGAGTTATGGGCATAGTTACCTCACCTTAAGACCGTAAAGAGAAAACCTAGACCCAGCCCCGTGATTCTGCCTAGTGTTGCTGTACGTGATAGACGTTATCGCTGCAGTGTTTTTCCACAAAACTGAGCCAAAAAAGTTAGCTCCAGCTCCCGCAAGAGTGTTACCGCTTATTCCTTTAATAGTAGTAAATTTTCCTGTATTAAAGCAATCTAAAATGTCTATAACACTTACGTTGTCTCCAGCACTCCACTGGTAATTAATAGTCGGAGCAGCTGCGTTTCCTACACCGACTCCACCTCCAGTAGAGTACATGGAGTGAGAGTGGTAATTACTAGTAGTTGTGTCGCCATTTAACGTCAGGTAGTAGTCTCCGTAAGTGGAGTACCCAACCGCAGTAATTCGTAATTGAAAATGTTGGTAGTCCGAGTACCGAGATAGGTTAGTAAAGCTTACAGACGACGCAGCAGCGCCTAAACGCACAGTCTCTAGGTGGTGAAAGTAGTTGCTCTCGTAGTCACCTAGAAGTGAAGTAACACTAGAAGGCTGGATGAGGCTAGATTGGGCAAGGCTTTTGACTGCCATTATGCCCCCTAAGCAGCGGTCTCTGAACCGAAGACGCTAAAGCTCAAGTTTGCAGTAGAGGCGTACACAGTGAGTACGTCAGAAGCGTCCATGGTGATGCCCGAAGTAATGGTGGTTGAGTCAGATGCACCGACAGTCACGTCATAAGCAATGTAGTGCTGGTTAGCTAGTGTCGCACCGTTAGGGCGCACTGCGATTCTGTAGGTCGCAGGGGCTGCTGAGCGGTTGCATACGAAGATGGTGGAGATTACCGTCTCAGTGCTGGCACCAACAGTGTAGATGTCGGTGTTGGTAGTGGCGCTCGGTGCGCTCTGTGCTAGTACTTTTACTGCCATTCTAAGCTCCCATCAAGAGAAAGATTTGTTTGGTTGGGTCAGCCGCTGCTGTGCCATTGACCCAGTTAGTTCCGTTGTAGGTAAGTACCTGGCCACTAGTAGCAGAGGTGATTACAACATCACCTACGTTATCAAGCGCCTCTAGGTTTCCGAAGTATGAAAGTGAGTTCCATGCGGTGGAACCATTCCCCAGCTTCACTTTGCCAGTGTTGGTCTCTAGACCCCACTCACCAGCTGCAAGGGTAGGGTTAGCGGTGGTCCACTGTGTGGCTGTACCACGTCTAATCTGAATTTTAGTTGGCATTAGAAACTACTCGCATCTCCACCGTCAATTGCGTCCCCAGTATAGATAGAGCTAGGGTCGCCTCCGTCAATTGTACTAGTAACAGGGGCAGGTCCGTTTACCCAAAGTCCACTAGTTGATTCATAAACAAGAATCTCTCCGTCAGCCACGTTAGTGATTCCCACATTGTGCAGTTCTTCTAGCTCAAAGCCATTCTGCACATTGACGAAGATTTCTCCATTAATGGCGTTAACTCTGGTGACAACTCCAATAGATACCATGTGATTAGGAGCAACAGGTTTGTTTGCTACACCAAATAGTAGCTGCCCTGAAGTTCCCAGCCAAACAGGGTCTCCTGCAGTTGCTGTAGAGGTATCTAAACCTGCAATAAGCCCCTCAGTAACCACGAACCCGATTGTGTTGTTCACTAGTTCTTGAGTAAGAACTCCTAGAGTTTTGCTAGCGGTTAACTCTCCGTCGTTAGAGGCATACGACACCAGCATGTTAGTGCCGTTTGCACCTGAGACGTAAACTGCACGTCCCTTGGCCAGAGTGCTACCAGTAGAGTTTTTTACTAGGTGCTTTACCTGAGAGGTGTAGTTCTCAATCCAAGTGGTGTCGTAGTCGTCATCAGACGCCTTAGCAAGGATGTACCCCTCTAGACCACCCGTAGGAACACCTGCAGCGCCACCAGTAGTTGGGTCTACCCAAAAACCATCGTAGTATACGTATATAACACCTTCGGCTGTACTAAACCATACGTCACCAACAGTGGGGTTAGCAGGAGCAGTCTCAGAGACGATGTAGCCGCCGCTGTTGTCTCCAACTTCTACCCAGAAGCTGTCGTAGTAGATGTAGCTTTTAGCTGTAGTTGAGTCAAACCAGTAAGTGCCTTCGTCAGGGTTTGCTGGGGCAGTGTCAGAGACAACTACGCCTCCGCCACCACCGCCAGAACCCTGTGCGATAACCCACGTCGTCCCATCATGAACGTAGATTTTCGACTCATCTGATTTAAAGAAGAGGTCACCAGCCGCTCCCGCAGATGGCAGGCTCGTGCCACTGGGGAGTCGGGGAGGGGTGAGGAATCTTCTTGACAATTAACTATCCTTAGCCGATTACTACTACTCGGTAGCTGTCTGCAGCTACGTTAGCGCCTGCTACCCATGAAAGGGTAACAACCGAGGTAGAAGTGCGAACTACATCGACCTCAACGTCAGCATCGGTAGCTAGGTCGTAAACCTGTACGGTTACGTCCTTGGTGCCTAGGTTGTGGGTTACAGCCCAGGTAACGATGCCAGAAGAAGGTACTAGCAGCTCGTTGCTTGCTGCGTAGCGGGTCATGAATCCTAGGTTGGTCTTCGCACCAGCTGCAGTGGTAGCCCCAGTACCACCGTTGCCCACAGCAATAGTGGAACCATTCCAGGTACCAGTAGTAATGGTTCCTAGAGTAGTGATAGAGGTCTGACCAACATAGGTAGAAGCAATGTCAATGCTGTCTGCGTTTACGGTGATGCGGTCTGCAGTGCCTACTGCGTTGAGGGTGTTACCAGTCTTGGTTAGACCGTCACCAGCGACAATCTGGCCAGCACCTGAGAACTGAGCAAAAGTAAGCGCAGTAGTTCCTAGGGTGATAGTGTCGTTGGTGGTTAGCACCCAGCCAGAGTCAGCGTTTACAGTACCCTCAGATACGAAGGTGAACATACCCGCAGTAACTTCAGCAGAGCTGTTGGCGTCATCTGTGCGAGTGAAGGTAAAGTACCCTCCAGAGCCTAGAGTGCCGTTAAGAACAGCTCGCCAGATACCGTTTTCTGAAGCCGTGGTCTGGTTTTTGACAAGGATACGGTCGCCATTAGCAAGAGTTACGCCATCAATCGTGTAGATTGAGGTACCAGAGCTAGTTAGGTTGTCTAGGTTTTCGGTAGTAGCTACACGAACAGACTGCTTGACGTCTAAACCAGACCGAGCTGCGTCAACATATGCCTTGGTAGCAGCGTCTTGTGGGTCTACTGGGTCAGCTAGGCTAACAATCTTCTGGCTGTTCATAGAGAACGACGCAGAAGGTGCAGTCAAGTCATTGACGCTATTGCTGTCAAGGATAATCTCGCCGTTAGCGTTTGGCACGGTGATGGTGTAGTTGCTTAGGGGGCTACCAAAGTCCAGAACAGTCTGTCCAAGAGGACCATTCAGGAACTTGATGTCTCCAGTTAGGCTGACATCACCAGTAAAGCTTGGAGAAGACAGAGGGGCCTTCTCGCTTAGCTGAGTCTGAATGTTAGAGCTAACACCGTCTAGGTAGTTAAGCTCAGTGGTGCTGATGGTAGCGCCATCAAGGATGTTAATCTCATCTGCAGATGCAGTAACGCCGTTTAGACCAACAGCCTCAAAAGCAGTGCCGTTGTAGACGCGCATCTCATTGAGAGAAGTATTGAAGTAAATCTGACCCAGTACAGGGTTAGAAGGGTCATTCGCCAGATTCTGAATCCTGGCGTTTAGCAGCTCATTCTTGTTAAGATTGAGCCCAGTTAGAAACTGACGAGCCATTTAATTTCCTTAGGATAGTTGTGCAATGCCCGACATGGGGGACGAGAACTGCAGGGTTAGTTGGTTAATGCTGTTGTGGATAATGTGGCCTTCCACAACGTCGCCCGCACTGTCAAAGACAGTGACGTTTGGCTTGAACCCAAGATTGTGCGTAACTACCCACTGGTTAGAGGCTGCGCTCTGAGAGTGAGTGTATGAGACGAGTGGTATGATTTGTTTTGCGCTTACTCTCTGCGGAACCGCAGGGAGAAAATCTACATCTACTACAGGATACAGTGGGTCAACGTTAGTCTCGGGGTAAAAGCCACTCATAGTACCGCTGTTCCTACTCTGTCGGTGAAGAAGTTTCCACCAAGAATCTCCGTTGGAGTGGTGTCGTCTTCGTCATCCTTAATTGCAATAGACCAGTATGTTCTACGTGCAATACGTCTGGTCTGGTCTTCAGTAAGCGACATCTCAATAGTGAACGTGCCATCTTCGTTGTCAGTTACTGTGAAGGTAAAGTTCTGAGCGACCATTACACTGCCACGCTGTGGAAGAAGGCGTACTGCAAAGAGGGCGTCCTCGTAGTCTCCAGTAACAGTGAGGGTGTGGGTAAACGCACGGCCTTGGTAAGCGGTGAGGTCTCCGCCTTCGGTAGGCCATGCAGTAGGGGCATCGCCGTAAGTAGGCATCGGCAATTCCACACGCTGTGGGTAAGACCTGTCGTCCACTTCTTGTGGGCGGTAAACAGGTACGTAACGGTTGGTGGTCTTGCTGATTCGACGGAAGGTGAACACGTCGATGCTGTACATACCGATGCCCAGCTGAGTACACAGCTCGCGGTACTGCTCCTTGCGGGAGTCAATCATCTCCATGAGCTGGCGGTAACGCTCAGAACGTGGGATAGTGACGCCGTCTGGGGCGAAAACGTTGATGTCGAAGGAAGCGTCAGTAGCAAGGGTGTAAAGAGCTAGGGTCGTTGCGTATAGCGCAACAGGGTACTCTTCGATACTAGGCAAGTTAGCCACAGTAATCTTACGCCCTAGGGAGTCAGTGTCACGACCTGCGTGCTGCTCTAGAGCGCTAGTGACAATGTTCTCTAGCTCACGAGTGGTGAAATACCTGTAGTAGTTACCCGTTACCGTAAACTCATCGTCAATCTCAGGCAGGTCATCTAGAACCATTACGCCTGTCTGCTCTTCAATCTCCACAGTGTCGGAGATGTCCACACCGTTCTTAAATACGGTCACCTGAGGGGCGTCTACTGGGGCGTAGTTTAGGCGGTAACGGTTAGTTGAAATGTCAGACTGAAACTGAGTCACGAATGATTTGGGTAGGTCACCAAGCTCAAAGCGTACCCGCTCTACAAGCGAAGACAGAGTGGCCACAAAACCTCCGTAAAATTTCTATCTCTATGTTCCCTTATTATGAGGATAAATACAGCGCAAACGAGAAAGCCCGCTCCGCTGGGAGGAGGGCGGGAACCAGCGAAGCGGGCAGCTTATTGAGCGACTTAGTTAGGTCGCCAAATGTAGCCGAGACCCTCTAGGTAGTCTGCGAGGTCTCGTGGGACGGAGTACTTAACACCGCTCTTAAAGGTGTAAGTGTTTCCGACGCCATAGGTCATGTCTTCGATGTCAGCGATGGTACGGATAACAACCATGTCGTTACCGTTTACTGATACACCGACCTCTTCAATCTCGTCAATGAGAAGGGGCTGGTCTGGCTTCTTCGGGTCAAATACCTGAGTCTCCAAAGCCTCTTGCTCAGCCTGACGAGTGAGAGAAATCTCTGCTTCACGCTTCTTTAGCTCAGCTGCGCGGGCCTTTGCAGCATCCTCTGCTGCCTTGCCAGTTGCGTCCAATGGACTTGTCTTTTGTGTTGCCACGTTGTTTATTCTCCTAGTGTTGGATGTTTGTGTTGGGTGGGGGCACAGCTCCGTCCGAAGCAACGCCCCCACCCAAGGTTTTTAGCTATTACGCGGTGTATACCTTGACAATAGCCTGGTCGGTGATAACACCTAGACCCCAGATGGCGTACCATGCTAGTGCGTGCTCACGACCGAAGTCTAGAACACCACCGTCACGGAGCTCAACTGGTAGGGAGATTGCGTGACCAAATGCGTTGTCACCAATCATGATGGACTCGTAAACGTCAGTTGCAGTGGTGCCAGTTGGGGCAGTTGCGCCTGGGTTCTCTGGGTTTCCACCAGAACCAGGAGCGGTGTTTGCCTTTACTGGAGCAGACCAGTAGTCGCTTGGAGCGCCTACCTGCGAGCTGTAGTTTACAGCGGTACCCTGGGCAAGCTTCTTCACCTGAGTGGTCTCAATGAAGACTACGTCGTATAGACGACCAATCTCACCGAGCATGAAGTTACCTGGAGCAGCGTACTTGGTAACTTCGATGAACTCTGGGTTCGAACGAAGGTCACGAGACTGCTTAGGGTGGATGAACTGAACGTAGGTCTCACCTAGTCTTGGGATGTTCTTGGAAGCCAAGGTTAGAGCGGCATCCTTGATAGCACCAGTGGTGAGCTTGTGGTTGGCGGAAACGCCAGCGATAGAGGTAGCTGCGCTGCCCTCATCGTAGTTGGTGAACGCGCCACCAGAGATACCTGAGCGGTCGTAACCGAATACTGCAGAAGTTGCAGCAGACAGGGTGTTACGCGCCTGTAGGTCTAGGTACTGTGCCATGTGGCGTCCTAGAAGACGGGAAGCCGAAGCCATTACGTCGTCGAAGGAAGCGTTTAGCAGCAGCTCTGATACGGCAGTTGCGTAACCGTGCTCAGCAACGGTGATAGCAATCTGCTCTGCAGTCAGAGAGTTGGTGGTCATACGTACACCTTCGGTCAGTGGGGTTGGGTCCACTGCGAAGTTCTTGTAGCGAAGGAAGTTGACACGAAGACCAGGAGCTACACCGAGCTCGGTCTTCTTGACAGCAAACTGCTCAAAGCGAAGAATTGGCATCGCCTGGAACAGAATTTCCTTCGACCAGATGGTTTGAATAGCCTGGGACAGCTGGGTGTTAGAACCCGAGTACGCGGTAGGCGCGGACGCTAGCTGACCAGTACCAGTAATACCTGAAGCCATAGTGGTTCAAGTCCTTTCGGTCGTTAGATTGGTTGATTAGTTGTTGAACAAACCCTGTCCACGGTTGTTGCCTGTGCCAAGAAGTTTGGCTCTATTCTTCGCGTAGTCAGCCATTGACATGTCTTTAATACTGTCAGGGGTAAACGAACGTTGCTCCGAGTCATTATCCAGGGGTCCTGAGGCAGGTACGGTTACCCGTGCTCCTACCATGTCTTTTCTAGTCTGCACACTAGCTTGTGCGACAGAGTCGAAAATCTTTGCAGATTTGTCTTTCAACGCCGAGATGCTCTGCTCAATCTCATCCTCGGAGTTGCCCTGAATCATGTCGATTAGTTCAGGGATGATGTTGTCGCGCTCCTGCTCCAGTCTTGCCTGGCGATACTGCATCAGGGCCTGGAAGCGACGCTCTTGCTCTAGGAGGGCAAATGCCTTTTCACGCTCAAGACGCTCGGCCTCAAGCTGGGACTGCCACTCTTGCTCCTTAAGTTGAAGCAGCTGGCGAACCTCTAGTTCTGCTTCTTCTTCTTCCTTCTTCTTCTTAGCTGCCTCGGCTTCGCGCTTCTTGCGCTCTTCCTTACGGCGAGCCTCTTCAGCTTCGCGTTCCTGCTCACGCTGCTTGAGAAGGGTTAGTTCCTCTTTTAGCTTCTCTACCTGTGGGTAAAGCTTCTCTTTCTCCTGCGCACGTGCCTTAGCAATGTCGTCTGCAGTGAAAAGGTTGCTTGCCACCTCAGGAGTCTCCGCCTCGTTGGTTGTGATTTCAGCCTCGTTAAGTTCTGGGGCCTGCGTAGTTTCGTCCATAAATGTACTCTTTTCGTTGACTTGGTCGTTTTCCATATAAGTAGCTCGTTGACCGTTCCTATTACGTAACTAGTTTTTAGTATTTTCAACTAATTCGGTATCTAAACCAAATTAATTCCACGAAATTCGTATAAAACTAGTCTTTATCTATTGTAGAACGCACTGGCAACTCAGTGTTGTAAGCGTCATTCAACAAACCTTCTCTAATCGCTACCTCTGCAGCGATGTTCTCCATTTGAGTCTGTGGGTCTGCGCCTGTTACTGGGTCTACTGGACCAGCCTGTCCATCACCTAGCACGTCACCACCGCCCATCATCATTGGGTCAATTGGAGTAGCAGTGCCGTCAGGACCAGCCATCATGCCAGTCATGTCCATAATCTGCTTCTGAATCTGTACACGCATCAAGTTGAGAGCGCCCTCAGCACGTGCTTCGTCAACAAGCTCCTGACGAATCTCACGTAGCTTCTCGTCTGGGAACTCCTCGCCAAGGGCACGTAGTGCACCGTGCTTGGACTCCAGACCCATCGATACCTTCTGTGCAAGCTCGTTAAGTAGAACAAGCTTGTCTAGAGGTAGTGGTGGAGGGAAGTGTGCGTAGTTGATGTAGGTGATTGGGTCGTCTGGGTCTAGACGCTCAACCTGACCTGGCTTAATAGGGCCGTTTACAGCAGGGTTGTATACAAGAGTCTCAGGCTCTTTTACAACGAGGTTGAGCATAACAAGCTCGTTAATACGCTGTAGACCTTCTTTATACTGAGCAACCTTGTGTGACCAACGGTTCATCAGAGGCTGGTACTGGATGGAAAGTGCAACACCTGAGGTGTTCGATACAGGCTGGGACTGACCAAGAGCAGACTCTGGCACGTTCATAAGCTCGTGCATTGAGCGCTTAATCATCTCTAGGTACTGCAGAGCGCCCTGAATACCAGAGCCGCCGCCTTCTAGGTTGAAGACCTGTGCGTCCTTTGGCAGACCGCCCCAGACCTTCTTAGCGCCCTTCTCAAGGTTAGACGCCTTTGCACCCACGATAACAGTAACTGGAGCAGCGTGATAGTTAATAATATCCGCGATGTCAGTGGAGATTTCATTGTAGGAGCGGTTTAGGGCAATGATGTCATGAGCATCAGATAGGCCCCAAGGAGAACCAGATACAGGTGTGTTTGGTATGTGTACAACAGGGATAAGGCCCAGCGGGTTAGGGCGCGAATCAATGAGCTCATCGTTAATGTACTCCTCAATAATGTCGTCCGTAAGAATCTCGGTGTAGGTGAATACCTGACGAGTACCCTCTAGTGAGGTTCCCCAGAAGCGGTACTTCTGCTTGAAACGGAGTAGACGAGTACGGTCGTGAGGGTGAAACTCTGGGAAACAGAAAGCTGAGTTTAGTGGGAGGATGCGCACACGGCCAGGGTGGAAGCGACCAATAGAGTCTTCCCATGCCTCTTCGTAAGCAATCTTGACAAAGCAGTCACCAGTGATTCCACCAATCTGTGCCATCTCTAGCAAAATCTTGGTCTTGTCGTTATCTACTTCCCATACTCTTTCAAGTAGGTCAGGAACGATGTGCTCAGTGCTGGCTGGTGAGCGGAAGTGGACTCCGTGCCCAAAGGTAAAACGGGCTAGGTAGTCGATGAAAGCACGGTAGTAGTTTACCGAAATCTGCATTTCGCCCTGCTCACGGCGGTATCCCCAGTGGTGACCGAGGTACATAGCCCAGTTGAGCGAGTAGCGGTTTAGGCGAGGGCCGTGGACTTCAAACTCTTCGTCAGCAAGCTCAACAAGTCCCAAAGGGGAAATGGAGATAGTAAGGTCAGATGACGCCGCTCTATAGCTAGGCGGAGAGAAATCGAAGTAGGAGCCACTCATATTTTTTAGTGTTTCTTGTCTAGGCGGTGTCCGCGGTGCTTGAGGTCGCGGTCTTTCTCGTCAGGGTGGTGACCCTCACGTGCCTCTATCATATGTCTAATAACGCGTTTACGCTCATTTTCTACAACTGGGTCTATAAACTTGCCGCCCAGTTCTAGATACCGCTTGTGCACCCAGTGAGATGCGCCAGGTGATGGATAAACACGGTACTTAGCCTTGGCTTGCATGACGACCATAGCGTAGAGCTTTTGGTTTGATGGGGTTTCAGCCATTGCAGTCCTAAAGGACCTAGCCCCGTTCCCAGAAAGGGGAGAACTGGGAACGGAGGCTAGGAAGACGTATTAGTCGTTTACTACGGTTGGGTTGACGCGCATGGTGCGACCCATGGACATCTTGGTCTCAATGACCTGCTCTGAGTTCTGGCTGTAAGAGCCGTGTGCGAACTCACCCAAGAAGGTAGGAGCCTCTACCCAAGCAGCCGAACCGACGTGTGCACGCTCTGAGAGAGTCTCAGCAGCTGGCTTCTGCCATACTGGTGCGTTACGGTTTGGACGACCTGGAGCAGTAGCAAAGCCAGAGGCCATGCCCTTCTGGAAGTCAGTTGGGACGTCGGTGTCAGTTGCGACACCCTCTTCGAAACGGAGTGGGCCACGACGCTCTGCGTTGCCTGACATCTTCATCTCGTAAGCCTGAGCACCACGCTCAGGGAATTGTGGATTTGGGGCGATACCCATAAGAAACTCCTTAGTGATTGGAATAGTCGACTTTTCCACTTACAAGTTTGGCTTGTAATACCACTTTTGTAATACTCAACTCAAACTTTTTAATAGAACATGTTTGAGGTAGATTCAATCTCTGGCATCACTAGGTCTACAGTCATAGAACATGCGATAGCTAGGGAGTCTACGAAGTCATCGTGAGCGTAGTTTTCCTTAGGCGCTGCCACAGTGAAGTTAGGGCCCTTGTACACAACCTCAGCGTCAGTCATCTGCTGGTAGAACTGCTTCCAGATACGTAGGCGCTTAGTCTTAGCGTGGGCAGGGTACGACATCATTCCACGCTGGATTAGAGCCTGCAGGTGCTTGAATCGCTTGGACTGCTCGGTAGGGGAAGACGTAAGGGCGATTACCTCAGCACGAGGCATCAGTATCTTTAGTCTTTGGGCGACGGCGTCTCCGACACCGTTGGCGTCGACACCGATGGCGAGAACATCGTAGTTATTGAGGAAGTTAACAATCTGAAAATACTGCTCTTCCCAGTCGTCACCTTGTAGTTCCAGCCAGTTAAGTACTCGGTGGTCATAATAGCCAAATTCATCTGGACGGTCCCAGTCGACCCAGACCACAGTGACAACAGTGGAGTCCATTTTTCTAGCAGGGTCGATTCCGACCACAACAGGGGTTTTATGCCAGACTTTGACGAGTTCTTGAGATTTGTCACCAAGCTCATCCAAGACGGAAGACGTAACAAACATGCCTCGTTCAAGAAGCCACTTGCAGTTGTAAGACATCTGGAACTCATCTGAGTCCTCTCCGATTCGTAGCATCTCTTTTTTGATGAACTTGGCATAGTTGTCATTTACCTTTGCGACGTCGCGCCAGTCCCATTGGTAGTGGTTCTGTCTAGCACCACGACCAGTTGCACGGCGTTTGTTTAGCTGAATAGACCTGTAGAAGTTGTTCTTACTGGTAGTTGGGGTACCAGTCTTAATCATTGTTCCTGCGTAGTACGCAAGCATCGGGGAAATAGACTTGGACACTACGAAGTCGTCAGCTTCTTGGCACTCGTCGATAACAATTACATGGAACGACTTAGACTCAATTTTCGCACGAGGGTTGGCGGTCATCATGGTAAGCGTAGAGCCAGCCTTCTTGAGGCGAATCATGCGGGTCACACCACCGACTTTGGCAGCTTGGTCGTCAATCTCTGGGTCGCCTAGAACTTCTTGGGCACGCTCAGATGTAAGGCGAGTAACAGTTCTGGAGAACAGAGTTTCCGCCTGTGACTCGGTAGGAGCGAACATACCTACCCAAAGGCCATCCTTAAAACGCCCCAATAGGTCTGGGTAAAGCTTGGCTAGTAGAGGAAGCAGCACCATCAGCGTAGATAGTGTGTCTGACACGGTCTCTGTCTTACCTGACTGACGAGATGCCAGGGCAGTGATTTCTTCACCGTCGTTTATAATAACGGACTCTATAATACGACGTGCCAGTGGTTTCTGATACGGGTGCAGGTCATGGCCTACTAGAACAACCATAAACTGCATAATCTTCTCAATGATGCGGTTTACAAATGCCTGGGATAGAGGGTCTTCCTCTTCAATCTCTTCGAACTGTTCTAGTTCTTCGTCGTGCTCTTCTTGGTAGTACTCAGGACTGATTTCTTCAAACTTGTCATCACCGTAGTACTCGTCTTCTTCAATTTCATCCATTGCGCTCACGGTTCTTTAGCTCGGTGGTAATTGCAAACAAGGCTTCTGCACCAAGGTGTGCCTCTTCAAGAAGCACAGGGTCTTGACTTCTAGACCACTGGGTTAGGCTTTTTCCAATAGCAAACAAGGCGTTCTCAGCCCAAAGGACTAGCTCAGTAGTCCCAATCTTCTCCACTCTCTTCTGGAGCTTGGTAGGCAGCTGGGGTCCACCCTTTGTCTTTTGAAAAATCTTCATCTTTTAGTACCCGTCCTTGAACTGCTCGGTTTAGTGCTTCTTCTTCACTGTCAATTTTACCTGTCCACTTACCCACTACGAAGGCCTTGTGGTTAGGCATCCTAAAAATAAAAGGCTCAGAAGTTCTAAATGGCTCTGAGATTTCTTGAGTCCAACCTTTAACGTACAGCTTAGTCCCCCACTCAACAGGGAAGTCGATGTACTGAAAGAAGTGTTTTGGTCCGATGTTGTGAATCTTAGGCATTATTTCTGATTAGGGTTCTTTCCGAGTTTCTTCTGAGCAGACTTAGGAACAGCTCCAGGTTTGACCGTACGGCGCTCGCCAGTAGCCTTGTTAGTGTACTTGTACGCCCGCTTGGTTGAGAAGCGATACTGGCTTGCACGAGCAATCGTATAGATAAGCTGACGATTTTGTTCTGAAACTCTGGAGACATCTGCAGGGCCATTACGGTAGTTCCTAGTCAGGTCTGCAGAAGGCAAGTCTTTAGCGATGAACTCACCCTTAGAGATAGACGTGCGGAACTTCACCCAGAAAGAACGGTCTACGTCGTAGTAGTTCCACAGGGTGCCGTCACGGAACAAAACAGTGAGAGTGCCAAGGTTATCTGACGAAGCACCTGACTGACGAGGGTATCTTTCCCAACCAGCGGCAACAGTGTAAGGGCGCTTGTAGTTCGTGCTACTTGTAGGAACAATCGTAAGAGCAGCTGGACGGGCGTTGTCAGGCCCTACGCTGTCGAAGTCTAAGGCGTTGTACTGAAGCTCTTCTTCGCCAGTCTCAGGGTTGACAGCCATGAAAGGCTGGCGCACTGGGGTTTCGTCGGTATTCTTAGGCTTGTAAAAGCGAGCCTCTAGCTCGCCCTCAGCGTTGTACCTGACTTCTTGGGAGTAGCCCTGCTCGTCTGCAAAGATGGGGTCTGTTAGGCGCGGTAGATTACGAGTGCCTGTGCCCTGACGGTATTGTTCTAGGAGCCGTCGACGGGCATCTGCGTCGTAGCCTTTAAAGTATTTCGCCATAATGTCCTAAAACTAAACCCCTAGCAACAATGTTACTAGGGGCTTAGTAGTTACAGTCGCTAAATTAGCTAGCTGCTGCGAAAGGGGTGATGGTGATGGCGTCGCCAACCTCAACCTCGTTAGCGCCTGCGGCGACTGACTGGGTCTTGATGGTTCCAGCTACACCGTGGATGTTGCCAGTCTCGTTGATGCCAGTGGTGTCTCCGACGGTGAATCCAGAACCAGCGATGGTTAGGGTGGTCGAAGTTGCTGCAGTTACAGTCCAAGTACCAAGAGCGTACGAAGGTAGGTTAACTGGGCTAGAACCAGCTGGGGTACCAGCTAGTAGAGTTACCTTAGAACCTACTGGGTAAGCGGTACTTGCAGAGGAGGTGTAAACCACAGCGACAGTTGCGCTAGTTGCGTTGAAGCGGGTTACGTCCTTCTTAGCGTTGGTAGCTGCAGTAGCTACGGTAACAACTAGACCTGCATCCTCAAGGATGTCGGTTGCGTTGGCAGTGGTCTGACCGATAACGCTAGCTACGGTGATGTAGCCTGCGCCCTCTGGTCCTGCACTGTTAGGGGTGTATAGCGGATATCCGTTCCAACCAGTGTAAGCAACGTTGTGGTTGTCTAGGGCGGCGTTTAGCAGACCGCCACCGTTCTCTTCACGGACATCGTTTGGCTGCATGGGCATGTTACCCCATACGTGGTCAATGACGACGTTTCCAGCGTCGTCTAGTAGGTTGCCATTTTCATTTACGGCCATTAGTATTCTTCCTCACATTCATGAATGGGTAGTTCGTCCTCATAGAGTACCTCTCCGCAGTCCCTACAACGGAACATACGAACGTCGTCTAGTGCTTCATGTAAAGAGTCGGAGTGGGAGTCGTCGTACACTACCCGAGTTTGCGCAAGAATCTCGGGAGGGAACGGACCATGAGGTCTGTATGCAGATTTAGGGACCTCGTGTCCCTGAACTGCAAACTTTCTAATCAGCGCCATTTTCGTCTACTGGCTCTTCGGCAACTACAGGCTCTTCTGCAGGTGCGGACTTCTTCTTGGTAGACTTTGGTGCTTCTTCGACGAAAGGCTTTAGAGCGCCTGAAAACTTCGCACGGACTGTTCTAGGTACGTGCTTGTTGCAGTACACAATAGAGAAGCTAGGGGTTACTTCGTACACCAGCTCAGCTGGTGACTCGCAGTTTGCACAAGTAGTCATTACTTAACCTTTTTTGCGGTTGGCTTAGGGGTAGCAGCAGGCTTTGCTGCAGGAGCCTTAGGAGTGGCTTTAGGGGTCGCAGCTGGTTTTGCCGCAGGGGTCTTTGCTGCAGGCTTAGAGGCTGGCCTAGAAGTCTTAGCAGGGGTAGCTGGCGCTGAAGTCTTCTTAGTGGTTAGGTCAAGACTGGTAGGAGTCATTCTGAACTTAGTGCCACCTTCAGTGACACCCTCGCCCTTTTTAGTCCCAGTTAGACGCTCAGCGGCCTTTACGTTAGTGTTGACCTGCTTCTTGTAGGTCTTACGCTCCTGCTTACCCGCAGTCTTTATTTCGCTCTCTTTTAAGCTGGACTTTAGGGTGTCCCTAACAGCGCCCTCACGGATGCGAATCTCAGAGTCAAGCATCTTGTCGTTTAAACGCTGCTTTTCCTTACGAAGGCCGCCAAAGGCTTCGCCAATCTTGGAAATGCTCTGGGCTAGGCTGCTTACGCCATTGCCGCCAAAGCTATAAGGACTCTTCTGATTACTCATGCTTAAAGTGTATCCTCTAACGCATTAACGCGACTGTATAAGTCGTCAAACTTTTTGTCGCCATCAATCAGGCGTTTTTCGATTCTGTTGACGGTGTCCTTGACGGATTTACCGCCGTTTCTGCTCAACTCACCGTCAAGGCGGTTGATACGCTCCATGACTCCAGGGACACGGTCTCTGCCTGGCTCTGCAGGAGTTCCGTCCCAGTCACGGAAGAAGTTGTCTAGTCTGGTCTGGGCTTTCTTCATGCTTCTAAACAGGGGCGCTAATAGTGCGCCTACTCCAAGAAGAGTGCCTGAAAAAGCACCAATAGCGGTCACAAGGTATAGAAAAGCGTCTACATTATTTGGCATTGTGGTTTATTCCTAGTTGGCTCGGTACGTCCCTTTACGGATGTACGTCTGTTTGTTACTACCGCCTGTTACTGATTCTCCCTGCTGGCCTTTGCCAGGTGTTTTATGTGTCACAATGCTTGGTCGTTCTATGGATTTAGGGTAGCTGTAAGGGATAAGCTGAGGCCCCAACACAGCGGTCAGAACCTGCTGGTTGGGGCGCAAAGCCTTACGTGGTTGCACTGTTAGTCGTTACGGTCGTCTGGGTCGTCGCCGAACAACTCGTCGTCGTTGTCGTCAAACTCTACGTCGTCAAACGTGAAGTCGCCGTCTTCTTCGACCTTCAAAGCTGCTTCTAAGTTCTCGTTGCTTTCAGCGGCCTTAGCTACTGCGGCACGAAATGCGTTGGCCACGTCTTGGCCGTCAATCTTTCCTTGCCACGTGAGTGAAACACCCAACATAGTCGCCACAGCCGCGAAAGCGGTTCCGACACCAATGATGGAACCGAGCCACCAGTCACCATTGGTTGCGATAGAACCTACACCAGTACCTGCGAAAAAGGTCGCCAAGAAGAGACCTGCAGCACGAGCGAGGATTTGCTTGATGATGTCCTTCATTATGCGTTCTCCTTAATAGCCTTGTATAGGTCTGCCTTGTCAGCAGTAGCCCCGAATACACCCTTTACCTTTTTCGATAGAGTGGCATGAAGGTGCGGACCGCTTGAGGCGCTGCCAGTGTTACCGACTAGGCCCACTACGTCGCCTAGGGCAACCTTGTCGCCTACCTTTAGGGTTGGGGCTGCCTTTAGGTGGCAGTAACCGATGAACCAAATCTTGCCGTCTTTATCAGCGGCAGACTGTACGATGACGTGACCAAGAACCTTGGACTCGCCTACAAACTTGATGGTGCCTTTTGCAATTGCGGGAATCTTAGTTCCCTCTGGCATTGCCCAGTCGGTACCGCTGTGGGCTTGTAGCCCGTTCTTCTTGCGGAACTCCGACATAGTGCCGTAGTGCCCAGTAATCTTCTTATCTGGGAAGGGCGACTTCCAACTCATAATAGTCCTTAAATACTAATTGCCCTCACCAACAATTGTGACTTATTCGAACGGATTTGGGGGTCTAAGCTCTGGGGTATAGCGCAGGCTTTTCATGTACCAGTAGACAAACTCTGAGTACTCGTCAGAAGAGAGCTGTCGCCCTATGCGCTTCTCTGTCTGACGAGCCTCAAAGTCTGCTTTAGCAAACAGCTCTTCGTTACTCAGTATCGTCTCGTTCATAACGTAGCGGGAAGGTAATGACCCACACTCCTAGGGTCACCCAGATTAGCATACCTACGACTTCTTTTGCTGAGCCTTCTAGTACGACCCACGCCACGAACATACCGAGCAAAGTCCATGCCTGGTCGATAATGTCCTTGAGTAGGGCCTTAATGAACTTCAACATTATGGTCTCCTTGCTGCGACTGACGCCGCACTAGTTGCGGAAGCTACTGCGGTCATCGCTACTTGTCCAACGATGACGGCTGCAATAACAACCTTTTCTGATTGTTCACGGACCTGAGGGGACATGTCTGCTCCCGCATTTCCAAGGGCGTTGAATACTTCAACTGCTGCTCCAGCTACGTTTCCAATAAGCGGTATAGCCGCTAGTTCCTCGTCTAATACGATGTCGTCTGCCTGAGCCGCTACTAATAGCAAGTCCAAAGCAGCCTCATACTCTTCAGAGCCTTGCTCTGCAGTCTCAAATGTTTCCAGAGCGATACTTACCAAGACACCAACCTGCTCCTCAGTTAGAGTGGTCGGATTGATGTTTTCTATAACGGCTACAACATCTTCGATTGGAGTATCAGATGTTAAATCTTCTGGAGTTTCTGGAGCAGGCTCAGGCTTGGGTTCGGGACGTGGTTCTGGTGTCGGGTCTACTGTGGGGGCTGGTTCTGGCTCTTCAGGAACTGGCTCAGGAGTAGGCGATGGTTGAGGCGTTTCTGTGGGTTCTGATTCTGGGGTATCTACTGGGGTGGGGGTTGGAGTCGTGGTCGGAGAAGGTTCTGGCTCGGGACTCGGCGTCGGTTCTGGCTCAACGGGCACTGATTCTGTCACGGGTTCTGGGGTCGTTTCTGGACTCGGCTCTACTGGCTGCGGCACTACTGGTTCTGGCGCTGGTGTTGGTTCAGGGTCTGGGGTAGGCTCAGGTGTTTGTATGGGGGTAGGTTCGGGGGATACAGTCACGACTGACGATTGAGTAGGCTCAAACTGTCTAGCCCAGTCATTTGCATCTTGTAAAGCTCTGTCTGTCTCTGCTTGAGCTTGTTGGGCTTGCTCTTCGGGGCTTAATACTGGAGGAGGAGTAGGCTCCACAGGTATTGGAGTAACAATAGCCTGTGCGTATTCAAAGTCCACTACAAGCTTCTTGTACCATCCAGGACAAGGGTCTCCGAACGTTCCGTTATCCGAACTTAGAACTCCTGATGTTTGACCTATAACGGCGGTTGCTACAATCGTGGACACTTCTACTCCACAGTCACTATCATGAGCCACATACCTAGCCACTACTCCAGAAACCACCATGCCCTCTGGCGCTTGAAACTCAAGTGTGTTACCCTCATTAATTACGTAATCCCACACAGGAGGCAAAGGTGTACTTGGTTCTGGTGAAGAAGTTGGTTCTGTGGAAGGTGACTCTGTCACTTCTTCTGACACTGACGGCAATTCTGGCTGTGGCTCTGGCGAGCTGGTGGACTCAGGAGTTGGCGATAGGGTTTCTGACTCTGATGCTTCTGGGCTCACAGATGGGTCTTCTGTGGGACTGGGGCTCTCAGAAGGCACTTCGGGAGATTCGGATAGTTCAGTAGATGGGGAAGACGTTTCTGAGCTGGTTGATGACAAATCAGGTGACGAAGTGGGTTCTGGTGATGCCGACTCTGATGTTGGCTCTGGGGTTGGTGTATTTGTGGGTTCGGGCGCAGGAGTTCCTGTCACGACCACGTTCATAATCGGTCCGTAGAAACCTCCCCAAAATCCTCGGTCAATGCCTTCTAAACGAACAGTCTGTGTTCCAGTAATCGTGTAGGTGTAAGTTCTAGCAGTGTGCTTCTCTGTGATTTCAAGAGTGTCTGAACCTACGGTAATCTTGTAGGTGTCAATTACTTCACCATTTCCACCAATCTTGTTGGTGATGTCGTTAGTAACTGTGATAGCAATAGTTACGTCAGTAAACTCACGCTGAGCGTAGCCCCATGAGTAGCTGAACTGCATAGTGTCGCCAGATAAGGCAACGTTGTAAGATGCTTGCCAAGAGGCTTGTGCTGGGGATGCTAAGAATAAAGAGCCGAATGCTAGGAATAGTGCTGCGAATATGCGCAGGTTTCTCACTTCTTCTCGGCGGCTCCTTGCTCATCTAAGCCCTTGAGTTTCACCGTCTGCCTAAATGCAGCATTGATTTCGTCTAGTGTGAGTTTTCCATCTTCTAAGAAGGCTAGAGCAAGTAGCTCCACTACCTTAAATACTGCGAGGATACCGCCCATAGCGGCTGCAACCCACAGTTCTACGCCCATAATTGAGCCTGCACCGATAACGCCCAGTGCAGATGCGACAAATGTAGCTACAACGCGTAGCATTACATTTCCAAAAAGTTTCATTCTCTCTCCTAAGTAATTGCACCGAGTTGTATTACTTATTAGAGAAAGTTACTGCTGAAAGCCCCCGAAGCCAGCGTCTGCCACTACGTTGCCCGCGGTAGTGTCTGCAGCTGGTTGATTGTTTGTGTTGGTGGCTGTACTCATTGCCCCGTAGTTAGTTGTCGAAGAGTACATCACTGGGTACTGCTGCCACCAAGGACTGTTAGGAACGTTGTTCCCACGAGTCTTTCCAGGTACCGCATTAAGCTCTAGCAAATACGGGACGAGCTGGTTATCTTCCCATGAAGGTCCAGGCATCATTCTTCGTCATCCCAAGTCTCGTACTCTTCTGCATCGAAGAGAGCATAGAGGAGGTCATCATCTAAGTCATCTCCGTCGAAATAGAAATCGTCGTAGTCATCTTCGAAGTCGAAGGGGTCCAAGGCGTCATTCCTACCCATGATGGTAGTTTCTCACGATTTATAGGGTATTACACTCTAAAGTCCCTGCGGTCAGATTCGAACTGACACTTTTACGATTTTAAGTCGCTTGCCTCTACCGTTGGGCTACGCAGGGTGCTACCTAGTCTATGTCTAGATAGCGTCGAATAGTGGACTTGTAGGTGACCAAGCTTGGGTGGTCTAGAGGCAGAACCTCAGTCGACCTTCCAGGCTTGAAGCCTGCGTGGACAATTAGTCCATCACCTACGTAAATACTGGAGTGAAAGTATCCAGATGAATTACCAAATACGATGATGTCTCCTATTTGGGGCTTTTCCACCTCAGTGCCTAGCTTGGCTTGCTTAGCGGCAGAGTGGGGTAGTTCTACGCCCATTTCTCCGTAAGCCCAAGTGACTAGGCCTGAGCAGTCCCATCCAAGTGGCGTAGAGCCACTGAAGACGTATCTGGTCTTTCCTACACGGTCTAGTACTGCTGTAACCATTGCTTCTAGTTCAGCTCTGTTAGAGACCTTCTGCTGCTCATACACCGCAGCTAGTTTGTTCTTCCTAACAACAGTTAGGGCGTCTGCCTCCGCTTTCGCAGAAGCTAGCTTTGCATCTTGTTCTAGTTGTGTTACTGCAGTCTTCGTTCCTAGCGGAGTGCTGTACTCCACCACTGGAAGTTCAACTGTTGTTCTTGTTTCCTGGGCGATTGCCGCTCCCGAAAGCGCCAGCAGGGATGAAACAGTAATGATTATTACTGACCTCTTCATTTAGCGACCTACCTTTCCTTGCGTTAGTACTTGGTCGTTTATTGTTGAGCGATATTAAGTTGTGAGGCCCTAGCCTAGTAGAAATTAACCTGCAGTTCAACTAGACAAAAAGAAACCCCGCTAGTTTTAGTAGCGGGGTCTTAGGGGTAGAAACAGGCTGTTAGGCGTCTTTGCCCCAGCCTCCGCCCTTAAAAGTAACGGCTCCAACAGAGAACTTCTTACGACGAGCTATTGCACAAGTAGCGCAGATGATTACTGGGGAATCGGTAATTGGGTGCGAAATCTCAACGACTGATTTGCACGTAGGACACTCATACTCGTAGCTAGCCACATTTCTCCTTTGCACGTGGACTGTGTAGGAGTCGAACCTACAACTGGTTGAAAGGAAACAAAAGACCCAGCACCCTCAGCCCTAGTAAATAGAGGCAGGGACAAGACCGAAGACGTAATCGAAGTTTTTGTTAGATTAATAGGTTAGTTATTAATTTAACCTTGTCCCTACCGCTATTTAGTTTACTTTACTTCCTCCTCGGCCACATCAACCGATTCAGAAGTGTACCCAGAATACTCCAAAGCGCAGAGAGCGTGATACGACACGCTGAAAAACTCTGACGCTTGTGGAAGCAGGTCTAGGACGTAAGCCCCCTCCTTGCCGTAGGTCTGACCCAAGTATTCCTCTAGAGCTGGACCGAACACCTCTAGGAAACGGCTTGGGGTCATGGCTTTGTTAATGTCCATTAGCTAATCTCAATCTGCTTAGGCTTCTTCTCCTCAGGGAGCTCAAGCTCTAGCTTAATGGTTAGTAGTCCGTCTTCAAGCTTGGCGCTCTTTACCTCAATGTACTCTGCAATAGCAAAGGTAGTGGTGAAGTTACGCTGAGCGATGCCGTGGTGGATTACCTGACCGTACTGTCCCTCTTCAGGGATGTCGTTGCGGTCTTCGATGTCTGAGCGCACCGTGAGTACACGGTCCTTTACAAACACCTCTACTTCTTCCTTCTTGAACCCAGCAAGCGCCATGGTGATGGTGTAGCTGTCACCAGACTTAGTTAGGTTGTATGGAGGGAAGGAAGGCTTGTGCTGTGCTAGCTCTGTAAGGGTGTTGAACACAGAGTCATAGCCGATACCCCAACGGTCAATGTTGGGAAATAGGGAGTAAATAGTGGCAGGCTTCTGGTCTACTTTAGGTAAAGTTTTGTAAGGCTGCTTGTTTGGGTAGTGGGCATCCTTGTCCCACGGCTGGATTTCAAATGGATTTCTGGACATAGTATCTCTTTCTAGACGATACGTGCCTCAAGCATCCCTGCCCGAAGCACAGGTTGTGTATGAACACCCAGTTGGCGTGTTCGATAACAGTATACACAACTTTCAATAAATGGTGTATAAAGTCTGTTTAATGAAAATGGGGCCAGACCTGCCGCAGCAATGGGTCTGGCCCCCAGCCGTTAGGTCTTGCGGTTACTCGGATTGCTCTCTGCATAGCCGTAAACGGGTTTGTTAGTTCTATCTTACAACTTAATCTCTTGCGAGGTGCTGAACAATTACGAACCGCAGGTGTAAGTCTAGGAAGCAATCCCGTGGTTGGCCTAATGCCTGTAATCAGGTTTAACCAACCAAGTGCGGTTGCTTCGCACCCCGACTAAGAATCGAACTTAGCAAGACAAGTTTTGGAGGCTCGTCCGTACCCAGTACTCAAGGCGTAGTATGACTCAGGGCCCGACTGTTACGTCTGCGGCCCTGAGTGCTCACATTAGTTAGTGTAGCAAACCGAGTGGACTAAGTGTGTAGTTTCCCACACGCCGTGTTCGGCTTTGCCGTGGGCAGTCAGGCGACGAAACCTGAATTACGCCCTCGTCTAGGCCTGCCCTATTCCGATACGCACCTCGGAAAAACAGTGTCAGGTTATCTGCAGTTCGCCTGAACGGATATGTGACCTACACCAAAAGGGGAAAAGGTGTTATCATGGATAACCCCGTCGTTCATACCTTTTATTTTACTTCTTTATTGTGGCACCTGCAACTGCAAAGTGCAGTACTGCCCTCACCAGGGCAATTCTTGTGGTCGTTCTCTGAGCACCATCCAAACATTCCAGTCACCTTTACTCCAGACCACTCACTGGTTCTGGAGCCTCTTGATTTCGTCGTTGATGTAGAAGATGGCTTTTTCAAGGTCTTGGATGTGGGTGTCTTCATTCTTTATACCTGCCCTCCACAGATACTTCATAGCATTACCGATGTTGTAGTTACGGTGGCGTAGCACCGTAATAGCCTCTACGCCTGAGGGGTCGCTGGTGTAGTGAGGCGGGTGGTTTACCATGTCAGTCACTTCTGCGCTCATTTGTTAAACGACCACCAAATCAAAGCACGAACGGCAAGCCAACCTACGACTAGATAAAGCCAACCGCCATCTAGTGCCCAATCAGTAAACCCAATCATGATGGGTCTCAAGTCAATCACTTCTGCTCTCCTTTGATTAGTGCGATTAGCAACCCTAAGTGGTGCGGGGAAGTGCAGAGGTTTTCTGAATGGTGAGAGCCATCTAATACGCAGTTATGTTTCTCTAGCAGCTTGATAATGCGCTCTTCAGTGCGCTTCTCTGCCTGAATCTCAGCCCTAGCAATTTTGGTCTCAATCATCGCAATTAGTGCGTGGGGTGCATCTAGCAGGTCATTAGCCCAGTGCTCAGCGAGAGCCTTATCCTCAGCTTCAGATAGTTCTGCGTATTCGTCTGAGTGCATCCACTCAAGCCACTTGTTCATTCCCGCTCCTAATCAAAGTCCCAGATGAAATCCTCTGGGTTGCCTACGGTGCGAGTATAGTCAGAGCCTCCGTCAATAGCAATTGCGCGACACCTGCACTCCACGAAGTCGTGTCGGTGCTGTGAGAAGATGACGTCAAGACATCTGGCGCACATTACCTTAGGCCCCGACTTCACTCTTCAGCCTCTCTACGAAAGCGTCTAGTCGCATCATGTGCTCTTTGGGGACTACGTACCAGGTGTCGGTAAACCCACGCACATGGTCGAATGTAGTGGTGGTCTGCCAGTGCTCTCGGCTCTCAGGGGGGATAACCATAATCTTGCCAGTCTGCTGGCTCACTAGCAGCACAGCCAGGGGCTTCTCTAGCTTCTGCTCCCACCCGCTGACTGTGTCAACAAATGCAGTCTCAAAAGGGTAGGTGAAAGGATGGTAATGAAAATTGAGTCGTCTGGACTTAACTTCGAAGTGCCCTGAGCCATCTAGCAAGACAACATCGCGGTCGTGCTCAGTGAACTCTTTGATTTCGGCCTCAGTTTGGGCGACACGCATTTCAGTGGCTTCGCAGGGGATTCCCATAGCGTTTAGCTCTGCTGCAACGTGCTCAGCCCACTTACTACCTATAGCTAGTTCTTGGAGGAACAGTTCTCGGCGCATTGTAAATGTCATGCGCCCACTATAGCACTATGCCCAGTGAGAAGGGTTTACTGGATTGCCGTCGTTGTCGTATGCAGCTAGGTCTGGATTCTTAGCAGCCCACTTAGCAGAAGTAGACCATTGAGCTGGGTTGAGGTTCTGGTTACGCTTCGCAGCTTCTTTACCAGCAGTTGTTCCGAGGGCCGCCAATTTTTTGTCACGCTTACGGATGTTAGAAACCGCTTTACGGTATCGACCTTCAAGACCCATGGTCACTCTTTCTCATGTTTGGACTCACAATCCCGTGCCAAAGATTCGACTGGATATGACTTTTTGCAGATTGCACACTGTCCAATATTCATTTGAGTCAATTTTCGCACGCAAAAGTCGCTCGTGCGTCTTATTTGCAATTTTTAGCGATTTTGGCGAAAAAGTGGTGTCACAGAAGGCGCGTAGACGGCCTAACTCAATTGAGTATGAGTGATTGTATTAAAATGGGGTGTAATGCCCTTAAAATCGACTACAGGGCTGATTTAGCCACCCTGAGCCAGGTTAGCGTTAAAACGCCCCTACTATCTAGCTACTCCGAACATTTCGGGGTCAAAATCGTTGCGCTTCTTGCTTGGAGTGCCAGTTGGGTACGTTTCAGCGAACTGTCTGTCGTCAAGATTGGAGTTACGACCGCGGTGCTCAATCAGACGGTACTCCAACTCACCCTTCATGTCAGGAGTTCCGACTAGAGGGTCGTGGTAGTGCTTCTTCTGGTAAGCAGCGTCGACGAAGTGGTCAGACATTACTTAGTCTCCAAACTGCCAAGAGTTTAAACCTGTGTGTCGGTTGAACTCGGCTCTGCGGTGCTGTGCATCCCCAGCCTCGTACACAGGGTACGGAGTGCGTCCTTTTGCTAGCTCACTTTGATTGAAGCGCTTGTTGCTCTTTTGTTCGGCCTTACCACCTTTGGTAGTAGTGTCGTACTTAACAATCGCGGCTTTCTTAGCGCCCTGGTTGTTAGCTGAAATCGATGATGTAGAACGAAGCTTCTTATCTGCCTTTTTAAAAGCTGGGCGGTTTGGGTTAGGCATTACTTAGCCTTCTTAGCCTCACGAAGCTGGTTCTTCACGCCTTCAGCTGCTGCACGGCTCTTTAGCTCTTCGTGTGCGCCTAGTAGCCCTACGTGCTGACGGTTGGTTAGCTCTGGCATAGTGCGGCTCTTGTCGCTCATGCTGTCACCAAGCCCAGCAACGTTGCTAGGAAGGTCGGCCTCACCGTGCTCGCCTGCGTGCTTCTTGTAAAAAGCAACGGCTGAGTCTACAGGGAGAATATCAGAGTGGTCGATTGAGACTAGGCTGCCTGACTTACGGTCGTGAAATAACATGGCGTATCCTTACTTGAATTGCTTGGTGTTTAGGGCGCGGTGCTTGCCCTCAGCTTTTTCTTCCTTATGTGCGTCATAGGCTGCGCCAAAAGCACGACCAGCTAGATAGGTGGCTAGACCTACGCCTGCGCTGTGGGTGACCATAGCTGCACCAGTAGCAGCAACTGCTGCGGGAATGTGTCCAGTAGACGTTAGAAGCTGCTTCATCATGGAACTAGTTTCCCACGCCTCGGCCTTTTTTCGCACGGTAAACTTTTTTTGCCTGCAGGCTACCCCTAAAACGCCCCTACACTACGTTATGCGTGACACTTCGCAGGTAGTTGAAGCAAACTAAGTGCCTGGCGCTGTCCCAACCTGCGTCGTGAGGCTTGTAGTCAGTCAGGTTCATCTTGGCGTAATCAAGCGCCATCGACTTCCAAGTCTCAAATGACTTGTTGTTTTTACCGTGTAATAGCCATAACATGCCATTTAGGTCTGCCATGCGCCTAGAAAACAGTGAATAGGTCTTCGGTAGGGTCGCCTTAACAAACGGCATGTCAAAACCAATGATGTTAAACCCTACTGGGATGGTCTTGGCCCTCTTTTTCGGGTTAGCGCCGCGTTCGATTAGCCACTCGTACAGTATCTCGTCCACCTCATCGGGGTGCAAGGCTCCCTTAAGAGCCTCCTGGGGGATTTTGTGGACTTGGGCGGCCTCTTCTGACCACTGCATCTCACCGACAGGGCGAATTAGGTAGTCAATCGTCTCAATACCGTCGGGGCCTTCTACGGATAGCCCAATCTGGATGAGCTTGCCCCCAGTCTGGAGGTCAGTGGAGCTCATCTCGCCGTCAATACCTACGAATAACACCCGACTAGGGTATCAGAATGATAGGGGCGATTTAGATTAAGCCTGAGCTAGGTGTCCCCAGAGGGCAATAAAGCCTATCTCTGCTGCAGTTGGGTCGTCATACTCGGCAGATAGGTCGTCAATCAGCTCCAAGATACCCTCTTCGCTACCCAGCTGAACCCTCCACCATAGCTGAATCATGTGGTCGTGGAGCATGTGGGTGCCCTCTTTCTCAACGAATGAGGCGAATACTTGGTCAACTGTCATGCGGATAGCTTACTACAGGGGCGAATCAGGCGCAACCTGCGAATTTCGAAGTGATTAGGGGGGTCAAACCAATGCTTTTCGTTGTTTTAGGCTACTGCCTCAACTGAAAACCCCTCAACCGTGTGTGAGACCTGGCGCTTACCTGACCGATTTTGCGCCTAACCTTGTCGCTCGTGATAGTTTCGGATTAGCACCGATTCAGTTCGCTCAGTTGGTGTCCCGTGTAACGCCACCGCCCGCCACGCCTATGCGTGTCGGGTTGCGTGTGAATTGTTCGCAAACACTTGCGTGTGTGTTCTTACGGCACACGCCCACTAACCATGCCCTAATCGCTCTCATGCGTGTTAGGCATTGGGTTACGCCTACTCTACGGGGTATGGCGGTATGTGGGTGTGTGCTGTCCCGTATGCCTAGGGGGGCAACCCCCCTAAAACCCCCCTAGGTGTATGGGGCAGACAATCCCGTATGCCCACTAAACACACACAAAAGGAGACATTTATGTCCGCTCTACTATCCGCATCGGCTATTGCTTCGGCACTATCCGAGTCACCTGAATACAAGGCACTTGTCCTAGCGTTTGAGGCTAAGGCAGCGAAGGCACTTACCGAGGAGTTTCAGGTGAAGTCCCTAGGTGTCAAGATGACCCTAGCCCGTATTGCTGTCACCTACCAGGTATACAAGGCAGCACCGAAGGCACTAGGCGAGTCAGCACGTGCCTACACCGAGTCCGTCTCACGTGAGTGCCTAGCCATCATCAAGGCTAACGGCTACAAGGCAGACTGGAACAGCATCGTAGCCCTAGCCCAGCACGCATAAGGCTACTGCCCCACACACAAGTGAGCCTAACCCCCTGTATGACCAGCTCATACGGGGGGTGGGCTTGCTGTTATCAGGTGTAAGAGCACTACGGGCACCCCCTAGTCCGTAGTGTTCTTAGGCTTGATAGCCCTACACACAGGAGAGAAAGGAAGAACTATGTCCCAAATGTCCCTAACCGAGCAGATTGAGATGCTCACCCGTCACAGGGAAGAACTTCACCAGATGCTTGTGGGAGAGCATGACCTATCCCTAGAGGAAGTCAACAGGGCACTAGTGTCTATGAGAGCCCTTACTAGGGCAATACAGGTAAGAGAAGCCCGTATGCCCCTAGCAGCGTGGGAGAAAGAGCTACTAGGTATCTAGTCTCTCTCTATGTAAGTAACACATAAGACCTCCCCCATAGCCAAAGAGCTAGGGGGGACAAGCCCCCCTAAGACCCCCCAGTGATAGGGGCGTTCTTAGGACAACCCGAAAGGATAAGCAATGACAGTCACAGTCACCATAGTCACAAGGTATGAGATAGACATACCTGAGCTAGATAACAACACCCGTAAGTACATCACCGATAACTATGAAGCAGCAAGCCTGCCTTACGAGTATCAAGATGCCGAGTATGTAGACGGCAGTATCACCTATGAGGAGAACTAATGACCGTAGATAAGAACGCCGAAGGTGCGTGGCGTGTAAGTGACATCATCGGTGGCTATCTAGTTACCAAGGTGTACTACGAGTACACCAAGCGTGAAGCAATCAAGCGATTCAAGGAGGAATACAAGTGAGAGTAAGAGGCGAGATTCAGTGTGATGCGTGTAGCACATACTGTGACCAAGACCCTATCGCAGTTATGGGAGCCTATTCCATACCTGAGAAGGTGGTAAGCGAGAAGGTAAAGGCAGAACTTGCGTGGTTCTGGCTATGTAGCGACTGTAAAGAAGACGTTACAGGTATTGAAGATTGGTTTACCCACGAGTATCTAACAAGTGTTCCATGCGATGAGTGTGGAGACCCTGGCATGTATGACGAAGACGCAGGTAAGAACCTGTGTGATGACTGCTGGGCATAAGAAAGGAAAACAAATGAACAAGCTATACAAGCGTATTATGAACCGCCTAGCTGATGACCTTATCTCTAAGGCATACCTAGAAGGCTACAACCTAGGGCTAGCAAGAGGGGCGAACAGCGAGCGTAACCGCCTAGCTAACAAGCTAGAGAACCTAGAGATTGAGAAGTTCAACAACACAGGTGTAACCCTTGGGTATTACACCGCATTAGAGCTAGTCAAGGAGGACTAAGTGATACCAAAGAGCGTGTTCATTCACACTAAGCGTTGGCGTGACAAAGTAAATGGGCAGAGTTATTTCGCATCCCGTATTGAAGTAGGCACAGCTAACTACCTGTTCGTGCCGTTTCAGTATGGGTATGAGAGTGCTGACCTAGACGCAGCAGTCAAAGTATTACAGCAGGCAGGGTATGAGGTAGAGCGTAAGCACTTCAACACTAGCCAAGCACCGTTTGACCACTACTACGCCAGTGAGTGGACAACCAAGAGAGAAACCAAGCGTTTCGGAGAGGACTTCAGCGGATGATTTTCTATAACGGGTTCAACCTACTAGTAGACCTAGTGCTAGTAGCAATCACAGCAGTAATCGCATACAAGATGGGAGCAAGCAGATGAGCACGAACGAATACCGTCTGACTACTGAGCAGGAGGAAGTATTACAGGATGTAATAGCCGAGAAGCTAGAGGAAGACTACGCCAAGCACAGTGTGCTACACCCTGTGTTTGAAGCAATCATTGGCAGATGGAAGCCAACGTATGAGGAGGATAACTAATGGGTAGAGAAGTTCACTTTGTTATCGCAGTAGATGTAGATAACAACACCGTGTCCATAGATGATGACACTTACGCAGCTAAGTTTGATTACTCCCAAGGTTATTACGACACCGACAAAGAGCAATGGTTTGAAGATGAAGACCGCATCTTGTATGACTTAGCACTAGGCATACTCAACAACAAAGCACAACTAGAAAGGGAATAACAAGTGGCATACGGACCAAGAGTTCTAGAGGAACTCACTAGGCAGTACACATACCTACACGACAAGACCTTTAGCAAAGGTGTGAACCTTTGGTATGGGGAAGCAGGCAGTGACTTCAAGGTAGCAGAGATGATACTTGAGGGTAACAACCTAAGTGTTGTAGAGCAGTACTTGATTGACAACTATGGAGAGGGAGACGATGACTAGCATTACCGACAAGCTCAGTGAGCTTGATGAATACCTAGAAGAAGCAAAAGGTATCGCTTGGGATAACTGCCACAAGATTTACATCATGATGGATAACCAAGAGGTAGAACAGATGCGTAAGTATGGGTATGACCCACTTATTACATCAGACGAGATGACACCAGCAGAGATGCTAGGCACAGTACTCAAGTGGTACAACGATTCATGTGGACTCAAGTTCATAGATATAACAAGCACTACGGATACAGGTACTGAGTTCTATGCCCTAGTGCCGCAGTTCTTTGCTGATGAAGATGAGGAGGAAGACGATGAGTGAAGCAGTTTACAGCGTGTGGGTAGGTGGGGTAGAAGCTAACGATTACTACCTGACTGAAGAGTTTGCTAAGCAGTTGGCAGACCTGTTCATACATGACGGCTACATAGATGTACTAGTAACTAAGGAAACCAAATGAGTGAGCGTGTTACATACGTTGATTACCAATGGAAAGACTCAGATGTACCAGGTGACACCAGTGCGTTGGTAGTGATACTCAATGACTGTGGTAAGTATGAGCAGATGGTAGAAGACGAAGCTTATGATGCACGTGTCTGGTTCTACTTCCAAGATGAAGCAGAGTTTCAACGTGCCTTTGACCCAAGCTCAGATGAGTTTGAGTTCGTACTAACAAATGAGAGGAAATAACAATGGGAACAAGAGGGCTGACAGTAGTCACCTATAACAATGAAGTACGTGTAGCACAGTATGGACAGTGGGACCACTACCCTGCTGGACAAGGTGTTACAGCTCTAGAGTTCTTGCGTAACCCTGAGAACGTAGAGCAACTACGCAAGAACATGGACAAGTGCTACTGGATTCCACAAGACAGACACGAAGCTCTTATTGGTGAGTTCTCTAGCTCAGACAAGTCGGGGTGGATGACCTTTGAAGAGGGCAAAGCATTTGGGGAAGCATACCCAAGCCTTACTCGTGACACTGGTGCAGAGATTCTGTATGTAATTGCAGAAGCAACTGAGCCTGTGCCACTAGTCAACGAGTATGAGTTCAGTAAAGATGAGCTGATGTGTGAGGGCATCTACTCAGTAGACCTTGACCGCAACACGTTCATCAGTGAGTACGCCCCGTATCCAACAAAGGTGTATGACCTAGACAACCTGCCTACAAGGGAAGACTACCTTGCAGCGTTCAAAGAAGAGGAAGAAGTAAATGCCTAACTGGTGTGAGAATGAGGTAGAGATTACCTTTGAGAGTAAAGCAGAGTATGACAAGTTCATTACACAAGCTGGGGTAGATGAAAGCACTAGCCCTTACCTTGAGTATGACAACGAGAAGAATGGCTATGGGTTCTTCGACAGGTTCTTGCCTACCCCACCTGAGATGCTAGAAGGTGAGGGCTGGTGGAGCTGGCGCATCAGTAACTGGGGCACCAAGTGGAACCCTAACTTCAACAAGTTTGAGACGGATGATGATGCCCTAACGATAAGCATGGACATGTCTACGGCATGGGCACCACCCATTGAGTTCTTCACTACGTTCACTGAGCTCTTCTCTAGTGCAATCGTAAAGCTTGCGTACCTAGAAGAAGGCATGGGCTTCTGTGGTAAAGCAGAGTTCTATCAAGGGTCAGTTGAAGACAACTACCTCAACGAGATACCTACCTCCATGTACGTAGCAGCAGGTGCCACACTCAATGCTGATGGAGAGATTGACTGGGATGAAGACCAGAACTATAACCTGTGGGAAGTTATCAACGACTCAGAACGATTCGACGAGTTCGTGTAACAGACACCAACAAGCGTGACATGAGAGTGGAGAGGCTCTCCTGATTACGAAACAAAGCCTAGGTCAGTGTGTGTACCTAGGCTTTGTCGTAGGGTAATGACCCTACCTGATGAGTAAAGGAAAGCAGTATGGAAACAGTAACCATTACCCGTACGATTGATGCCGTTGAGTTCTGGTCAAGCATCATGGGTAGCACAGAGTTCATGGGTGAACAATGGCTCAAGGTCAAGTACCACGGTGAGTCTGACTGGGATAAGCCAGGCAGCGTAACTATCACCGCTGACAATGGTGAGGAAGAAATATCCAAGACACTAACCATTGAAGACCTAGTACAGGCATACGAAGCTGTAATAGCTAAGCCGTACTACCACTGTGGTGGCACAGTTGACATCGACAACATGGATGAGTGTGCGAGTGACATCGTGCTACAGCAGGCGGTGTTCGGAGATGTTATCTATGGGTAAGCGATGGCTCAAGCTAGTGCCGAGTCGCTGGGCAGGGCGTGGCCAACACAAACAAAACAACGATGAACACGTAACGATTAGGGTAAGCACCTTGCACCTAATCATTCGTGAGACATACAACATGGGCAGAGAGGATGAACGTAATGAGTCGCAAAGTAACAGTGACCTACACAGTCACGTATGACCTACGCAAAGGTGATGTAGGTAGAGATTACGTAGAGTGGCTAGACGGCTACAGAGACAATAAGGGACTTCGTAGTTGGTTTGTAATAGACCGTTTCGTTGGTCACGACAACCTACAACTGTTTGACCCTAAGGCTAAGCTCCGCATAACAGAGGAGAAGTAATGACACATGCACACACAGAGACACGAACAACCGAAAGCTCACGTGGCTGGTCACTGCACTGTACTGAGTGTAACGAGTACCTAGGCTTTGAAGATAAACCACCTGTGTACTCAGTGTTCGTAAATGGTTGGGAAGGTTCAATGAGGGTGTGGTATGCACCTGAGTTTGAGACACCAGAAGAAGCACAGACTTGGCTAGACAACCAAGGCGAATGGGACGAAGGCCGTCCTTACGTTGAAGAGGTATACAACTACTAGAAAGGAAACACCATGTACCACGCAGATGATGACATGAATGACCTTTACGAGTTCATGCGAGAAGAAGCTACGGCTCGTGAAGAGGATGCCAATTACGAAAGTGACTCATCCGATACGGAAGAACTAGCAACCGCCAAAAGCATGCACCGAGAGGACTACTAATGAACACCTATGAAGTAACCGTAGTAGAGAAGATTAAACACACTGTTGAGGTAGAAGCACTCAACGAAGACGAAGCCTTGACCAAAGGCTATGACATTGTCATGAACGGCCCTGAGGATGAGTATGACTCAGAGTCCCAAGGCAGTGCCGAATCATACGTACTAAGAATCAACTAACACGAAAGAAAAGGAAACCACATGTACGCAACACTAATCCTTAGCCAGTCCCCGTACGGTGTACGCCAGACTGCTATCATCCCTACCACCAACAACGGTGTACGTATCTTGCACAGATGCGGCTTCGGTCGTGGCCTAGCTGCAACTTGGAGCGAAGCTTACCCAGATGCAGAAGCACTACAAGAGTATGTACTCAATGCACCTGTGTCACTAGCTATGACTCCAGCTCATGTACGTGACGCTGATGTCATGGCTCGTACTCCTAACAACGTACTGCAAGCACTAGGTAAGCGACTAGCCACAGCGTTCGTCCCTAGCAACTCCACTCTAGGTGAGCTATTAGACAATGTACTAGCCGCTTGTTCTACTAACCCTGCATCACTAGCCAAGTATGCACACAAGCAGTCAGTGACTGTGACTGTCCCTTCAGTAGCACCTGCACCACACCCTGTGACAGTGAGCGTCCACTACCCACAGACTAATGAGGTAGTACAAGAGCAGCTCACTCCGACTGCACCTGTAACCGAAGAGGTAATCAACATGGCTACACCTGCACCACAGCCAGCCACAGTTACTGTGACTAACCGCTCGCTCAACACCTTGAACATCCCAGACGTTGAGCCGTACTTTGAGCGTTCGTTCGAAGACATCTCTGAGTCACGTATCTATGACTCTGCACGTAAGAACCAGTGGAATGTACTACTGACTGGTGATGCTGGTACAGGCAAGACATCATCTGCCCGTAACTATGCAGCACAGCGCAAGCTCCCATTCGTAGTCATCGAATGTACTCAACAGATTGACAACAGCATTACTCAGGGTCGCTTCGTACCTGCTGAGGACGGCACGTCTATCAAGTGGGTGTACTCACAGCTAGCCACTGCTATCCAGCAGCCTTCGGTCATCTTGCTCAATGAGTTGACCCGTATGTCTCCCAAGTCATCCTCACTGTTCCTTCGCCTCATCTGGGAGCGTGAGCTATTGATTGAGCCATTCAACGAGGTTATCAAGGTACACCCAGAGTGCTTGTTCATTGCTGATGCCAACGTAGGTAACAACTACAGCGGTACCATGCGACAGGACGGCGCACTGCTTGACCGCTTTGCTATCAAGCTTCCGTTCAGTTACGACGCTGAGCTTGAGGCCAAGTTCATCCCGTACCCTGCACTGCTAGGCTTTGCCACTGGTATCCGTACTGCGACCGAGCTAGGTCAGGAAGACTTCACTGTCCCACTGTCCACTCGTTTGCTACAGACCTTCGTAGCACAAGTCAAGGAGTTCAGTTGGAGCTTCGCTGTCCAACGTCTGCTGTCCAACTTCCCTACCGACACTGGTGAGCGTGACGCTATCAAGCTTCGTATCGATGCTGACGCACCACGTATTGCTCGTGAGTTCGGTGTTGACTTAGCACCTACTGCCTAATCTAGAATAAACCTGAGGAGGTTATTGTGGCTATCACCGTATACAACAATCAAGTAGACAAAGAATCTGTGCAGCGCATCTACGCTGCCAAGTTGCAGCAGAGCTTTGGCAAGTTTGCTCGTGCAATTGCTTTGCGAGACATCTCTGTGTCTATCGTCCCGCAACAGAGAGGGCTTCAGCCAGCACCTGCATGGAGCACAGACAACGGTCTGGTAGTTACTTACGACCAGAGCAAAGGGAGTGTGCTTGCTGCAAACAACCTGCTGCGACTCAAGGGCTTGGTCATTCATGAGCTATCTCACCTATTGTTTACGCCACGTAGTTTGACTGGTCTAGTCAAGTGGGTGCACGCACAGAACTACGGCTCCTCGTTCAACATTCTTGAGGACAATCGTATTGAGAACATGATGGTAGCCAAGATGTCTGGTATTGCACCATGGCTAGTACACACTGTTGCAACAGAGTTACTGGCTGCCAGCAACCCAGACTTGCTTCCGCTTGTATGGGGTCGCAAGTATCTTGACTCCAACATCCGACTGCTTGCTCGTGATGAGTGGGCTAAGAAGTATGGTGCTGAGAATGCTGCTGAGGTGTGCAAGTATCTGGACAGATACGTACAGCTCAACCTTGGTGACACTAAGAACTACACAGAAGCACAGGAGATTATTGCTGCGTTCCACACACTGTGTCAGTTGGCTGCTCCCACCTCTTCCCTTCATGGTCAGTCTTCATCTGCTCCTGAGAGCAATGGTGAGAAGCCTGAGTCACGTAGTGAGCAAGGCAAGCTACTCAAGCAGGTCGACATGTCTGAGCCTGAAGAAGATGAGTCAACTGCTGTGCACACATCCTCTGACTCGGAAGACACAGAGGACACTCCATCGTTGACTAAGCAACTACAGCGTGTTGCTGACGAGGCTTATACTGAGGTGTTAGAGGATGTAAAGAACACCATTGCTAACGTACGTAATGATGACGGTGTTGGCGAGGTACATGACCACGACAATGACAGGGGCAAAGGTAGGAGTGTGGTCAACATGCCGAGCTGGTCTTGGAGAAAGATTTACCCTTCTGCCGTTAGCATTCAAGCATCACGTAGGTTTGCTAATGAGCTTATCAATCTCAAGGCTGAGCATGACCCAGGTTGGTTGCGCAAGACCAGCCAAGGCAAGGTCAATGTTCGACAGTTCATGCAGGGTGCTGACTTTGACGAGATGTTTGACCAGTGGTCTGAGGGCAACCAAGATGTCAGTGACATTGAGTGTGTGGTTCTTGTAGACAGCTCTGGTTCAATGCACGACATGCTGACCCCTGCTTACGAAGCTATGTGGACAATCAAGCGTGCACTAGATAGCATCAACGCTAGTACAACTGTTATACAGTTTGCTGACATGGGTGGTTGGCTATACAAAGCTGACGAGCGTGCACAGACATACATCAAGACTGCGCCTAGTGGTGTCGGCGGCTCTACCTACCCGTTCTCTAGTCTCAAAGCTGCCAAAGAAATCCTGACTAACTCTCCACGTGCAATCAAGCTGCTGCTTGTTGTTACTGACGGTGCATGGGGTAGCCCACAAGCATGCGACCAGTTGATTACTGGTATGCGTACATCGGGAGTACTGACAAGCCTCGTGTTCTTGACTGAACCTTCTGAGAACATTCCTTACTACCTCCGCTCAGTTGATGGCGGCATAGCTGTTGACGGACACAAGTGTGAGTTCGTACAACACCTTACCAACCCACTAGAGATTGTTGACGTAGCCAAAGCGATTACCAAGCGTGCACAACGTGCGCTTCTTGTATAGAGAGGAATACAAATGAATACAGAGCCAGAATACTATTGCATCTTCTGTGAAGACTATGTAATGAACATCGACATGGCTATGAAGTGCTTACAATGTGGTGAGTACAAAGGGCTGGTCAAGGTCGGCCCAACACAAACAAATGGAGAGGATAACTAATGAACCGCTATGAAGTACACGTACACGTTGTCTACAAGATAGACGCCGCATCGCTAGAGGATGCCTACCGCAAGATTAACGAGGGTGCCGAGTTCCCTGTCTTGCCTTACGACGATAATACTTATTGTGACGCTGTTGTTATTACAGACATTAAACAGTTGAGTGAAGCAGAACTATCAGAGGAGACAGTGTGAGCCTGTATTACGGAGTCAATGGAGAACCAATCACCTTAGAACAATGGGGTGAGATTATGGAGGATGTTGAGCAGAAAGTAGTTAAGCAAGACAGAGTAAATGGATTACTGGTGTCTACAGTTTGGCTTGGCATGAACCACAACTTCGGAGAAGGAGAGCCTCTTATTTACGAGACCATGGTTTTCCCAGAAGGTAGTTGGGAAGAGATGTACATGGAAAGGTACACCACCCGTGAGCAAGCAATCGCTGGGCATGAGGTAGCGTTGGAATGGACAAAGGAGCAGAAGTGAGTGAGGCAACTCAAATGTCAGACGGTCAAGACTGGACTGAACCAATCAAGTTGACCGCCGCTGAGTGGGAGCAGTTGAACGAAGCGTTAGAGGGAGAGCAGAAGTGAGTGTAGAGAGCATTATCAACAACCCACCAAAGGTATTTACAGAGCCTTGCGAGGCTTGCGGAGTAAGTGAGTTTCAGCTAGGCGTCAGCCACGCAGAAGAACGCATTATCAAGTTGCTAGAAAAAGAAGCAAAAGGCTTCAACTTCATTAGAAATTTTTATGCGGAAGCCATAACTAGCGAACTAATTGGCAAAATCAAAGGAGAGCAGAAGTGAGAGAGACATGGATGGGGTCAGGGGTCAACAGTACAATAAAGCTGTTTCACGTTACCTGCCCAAATTGTGATACCGAATGGGCAGATGATTTTTATGTAGACGATTGGGGCAATGTAGAAGAAGAGATTAAATGCTACAAATGCAATGAGCCGTTTACGTTTACACATTACAAAGGAGAGTAAGAATGGCAAGAACGAAAAAACCAGTTGACCGTCAAGCAGTCACTATCATCCAGGTGAAAGACCCTCTGTGTGCTCAGACTGACCCTGAGATGTTCTTCCCGTCCGACAGCAAGGGAGACGGGTACACCACCACCAAGTACGCAAAGGACATTTGCGCCCAGTGCGATTACACAGTGCAGTGCCTTATTACAGCAATAATGAATAAAGAAGAGTATGGCATTTGGGGAGGCTCTAGCCCAAGAGACCGCCGAGCTATCAAGACTAGAACTCAGGCAATAACCTTCGTGAAGAAGTTAAAAGACGAACGCAAGAAGTAGCCCAACACAAACAAAATGCGGGTCCATATGCTTCCATGCTATGGGCCCGCATTGTTATCTGCTATTAGTCTTCTATAGAAGTCTTTATAATTCGGGTGGTTTGCTCCTCATTTAGAGGCTGTTCCATCTCCTTTAAGACGCTTGCTCGGTCACCGAAAATAGCGCTCAAAACACCTCCGCTAGTCTCTCTACTAGCAGTGATTTGGACGAACTCTTTATTACTCTCCAAGTCCTTCATGTTTGCTATGAGCTTGAACAATCTGTCCACCTCTTGCGACACGTTCGGGTCAGCGTAGCCACCGTTCAATTCCTCTGCATACCGCATAAACATTACCCTCTGGCCTTGCATCTCTATTACAGATGTCAATAGGTCTTTGAGCTGTTCCTTAGTCTTTACCTCTACTGGCAAGTTAAATGCGCACATGTTATCTGGCTTAAATGCAGGGCAATTTGCGGCCACAAAACAGGTATTACACTGCCTTAACGACGCTTGTTGCGAACGCACTACGGGCACATCTCTGAGGGTATCGTCAGCGTCTACAATCGTCTTAGATTCGAACCCAAAAACAGGTAGATTAACCTTTTCGGAGGGGTCTCTAGGTTCTACTTTTTTCCGCACTTCCATGTCCCTGTTATTAGAAGGGGTAGTGTCGAAATCCATCAAACCCGTATATAGGGGTCCCTCGTTGTTATCTGCTAACATCTCCTCTAATGAGGGCAGTCCACCTTTTATAACACGTAGGTCTGGCTTATTCTTATCCATTTTTGCCTCTAACTGTAGGTACGACCAGACTGCAACTTTGGTCGCCTCTGTCGTATCGTCGTTTACGAACTTATCAAAATCTAACCCTGCTTGTGCTACTACGTTCTTATACCGTAGACGAGCTTGGTCTTTCATTTTCTTTGGGTATCGAACTAGCTTCGTGCCGTCCCATACAATCGTCTCTCCTCGTCGCATGGGCGATGTCCACGCCAGTGTGCTGGCAGTATCAAATGGAATCTGGCGTAGGTTATCTGGCTTGGCTGTGGCTAGGGCATGAAACTTTACGTCATTCTGCGCCTTGGCATTACGAACTAATCCTGACAACGACGTTACCTTTTCTATGGCATCGCCAGGTATCGCTACGTTTGCGTACTCCTGCGCCCAGTCTCTCAATAACAACGTGTTATACGTTTGGTGCCATACAACCCACATCTTTGGGTCATTCTGGAATGCGGCTCTGTTCTGGATTATCTTGGGCAGTCCCCAGACTTGGGAATCGAACTCTACCCAACCCTCTATTCTGTCGTAGTTTAGGGCTACGAACTCCTCGTAGTTTGCGGCATACTCCTCCAGCTCACGCTGTGATAATCCTGCTTTGTCTGCTTGGGTTGCTCCGCTGTCTACCCACACTTTCATGTGGGGCAAAAAATGCTCACCGATTAAATACGCCTTGGTCTTTGGTAAACCTCGTTTACACAATCCCCAGTAATTCAACATCACGTTGGTAACACCACTGCGCTCCAACATGGTGCGGTTACTTGGAATCTCTACGCCACCGAAAATAATCAATCTCCGAACCTCACTGTCTCGGTTCGAATCAACCTCTTATCCTGTGTCATCAACGCATTTTGTTTAGAAATGGCTTCTTCAATCTCTGTCCAGGCTCTTACCTTCTTGGGGGCGTCTGGCCTGAACTCTGGCCTTAAATACGTTGGTACACCAAACATCATGCTTGGAATACCCTGCTCAAATGCAAATGCCCATAATGAGGGGTTTGCGGTGATTAATAAATCAATTGGCCCACGGGCTCTTGCGTGACGAATCTGCCGCTTCTTCAGCTCTTCGCCTTCTAATCCGACTGAACTGTCGATGATGTTATCGAAATCTACTACCTTGTTCTCATCCAACCACTGCTTTACACGTGCTGGTGACAACTCTGTAATGAATGTAATTTGGTTATACGCACTCAGTGCGCCCGTGACTAACGCACCCGCGGCAATCGGTTCATCATTTCTGAACCCGCGTAGTACTCCGTCTAAATCAACAACAATGTGCATAAATTAAATACTATTACGGTATAACGCTGCTCGTCGTATTAATGTGCTTGTATCTGGCAACTCAACACCATACTGCTTGGTGTCATCCTGGAACTCTTTTATCTTACGCAAAATGTCGATGGCACCGCTGCGCTTGTTGGCTTGCCATCTGTAATTATTGAAATCATAATAACCTGCACCACCGCTAGAAAACGCTTCTCTACGGTTGCCATGAATCTCCTCAAACAACGCTTCTGCTTGTTGCTTGGCTGCAGTCATCTTGACCTCTGCATTGCGGCGGTAGGCGTCTGCGTGTGAGTTTTTAACGTCCTGTAATGCGCTGGTAAACCGCATGTGAATCTGGTTTGCGGTCTTGGCGTCATTATCTGCCACAACATCCCACTCTGGGTTGGACGGGGCGTGCTGTGTAGGGTCTGGAGGAACTGTCCACTCATCGTACTTCAGGTCATACGCTGCGTACGGGTTTATACTACGGATGTCTGTAGCGCCTGGATTAACGTAAAATGTCAACTCATACCCGTGCCAGTTGCTGGTCTTTGGCTGCAACTCAGCACGGAACTTCTCGTTGATGTCCTGTGCAATCTCTTTATCGGTTAAACCAGCGTATTCTGGGTTGGCTTTACGGAATTGAACGGCGTCTACACCAACCAAACAATCTAAATCACCTGGACTGCGATGAGCTGACCACTGGTAACTTACTCCTGAACCAGCCAACCATGGGTGTGACCATAATTCAGAATGACGATAATAGTTTTGGAAAAACGTCTGCAATAACTCTAAAATACTTTGACGAACCCAGTTCTTAATCTTGCGATTTTCAAACAGGGTTGGGTCAAGTGTTGATGACGGCTCGCTAAAATACGACGTCGAATACTCACCCAGACCAGACATATGTCTAGTTTATAGAGTTATTAGATACTATTCAGTCTTAAAACCACGTTCCTTTAGGGCGTCTTTTACCCTATCGGACACGCTTGGCTCTGTTGGGTTGATGGCACGCAGCACTGTCTCTGCTACTTTCTGCGCCAAGATGGATGACTCAAACTCATCGACAACCTGCTTTGCAGTGGTATACACATCATAGTTATTTACTGGACGCTTAGCCTCAATACCCTCTTTTGGCATCTCTGGGAACGTCAGAATCTTTCCTTCTTCATCAATAACTGCAATGAAATAGGTCTCTGCTTTAATCGGATTAGTCATACATGCCTCTCATGGCTCGCTTCTTAGTAACTGCTACAGTGTGGAATGGGCAGAAATGGCACAAATAAACCTTTGGAGCTCCTGAACTTGCGGGGTCTGGTAGTCCCAGCTCCATGCGCTCCTTGGCAGTCTTTGGCAACAACCTCTTGGCTTCCGACTCGTAGTCAGAACATCCAGGGTCTTTGGGGTATAGGTGGTACTTCCAGCACTCCATGGCGTCTTCTGCAAACGTCATTTTGGTGTCGTAGAATGACTTGTCTGGGTCTAGCTCGTCAAGTCCAGCGGAACCGCCGCCCTTTAACTGCTTAATAATCTCTTTACGGTGGGCTAGGTTACCCCATGTCTTTACAGGGAGTAGAAACATCTTTCCCATGTGACGCTCACCGCTTGGGAACTCATGCTTCTCAAGGGTCAGCTCTAACAGAACGTCAGTCTCTGGAGGCCCGTCGTGTGGGGGCAGCTCATCAATGGTGTTACATACTAGGCATAAAACCAGTCTAATAACTGGCCCGTCCTTTATGTCTCTAGAACCAATTAGTGGTGCGTCAGACATCAGTTCTTCTTGGCCTTGTTTGCTGCACGAGTAGCGGCGGCTTTCTTAGCGGCCTCAGAACGCTTACGCTTCTTCTCTTCTAGGGCGTCTGCCTCAGACTTCTCTGCCTCGTAGGTCTCAATTGCACCTGGAAACAGGTCACGCAGTAGGTCTTCTACCTGCTTTTCAACCTCTTCAATGGTTAAAACAGGTGCCACTGGTGTTGGGACAACCACTGGGGTTGCCTCTGTGTCGATGTCCATGTCAAGTAAGTCGGGCTTTTTCTTGCCGAACAAGTTTCTCCAAAATCCCATGTTATGCTCCTTGTTAGTGGTGGGGTTTTATTCTAGCTTACTTTCCTGGGTTTACCTTCTGTGCGTCTGGGAACTCAGATGTTACAAACCCGTATCCGTAGAATGGGTGTAGGGACTGACGGTTGTCAAGGGTCAGCTCGTTGCCCTTTACATCTGAACCTAGCTCAGTGTCTGGGCGCATCTTGCGGTACTTACCGTCGGTAGAACCTTCGTTTAATCCTGCGTTCATGGAACGGCTGGTGTTTACTGCCATTAGGCCATCTTGCCTTTCACTCGTCGTGCATTTCTGTCGTTCTTACAACTATTACAGATGCCTGCGTTGTACATCGCTTGTACAGGGTCCATGACTATTCCACACTGTGGACATGCGCTAGAACCTCTATACAGTGTAGCATTCTGCATAACCTTGTATGCCTGTAACTCCATGGTCTCTGAACCGTCACCATCACCGAACATTACTTGACCTCTCTGTCTCTAATGGCTGGGCTTGGGGCAGTTCTTGACATCTTGCTGCCAGCCTTGGCAGGGTTTGGAACACCAGTAGTTTCGTATAAATAATTTAGAACATTGGTTCCGTCTTTAGTGGTCTTGCCACGAAGAGCTTCTAGTTGGTCTTTGTGAATCTTGCCCTTGGTTTCTAGGTCTGAACGGGCTTTGTTATAGTGCGCCTGTGCACTCATCTTTGGTGCCTTTGGAGGCAGGCTTGCCAACTTTTCTTCAGCAGGACTTAGGGCTCGTACTGCATTCGTGTTGGTTGGTCCCTTTTCCCTTAAGGCAGCTGGGAGGGTGTGGGGCTGTGGGTACTGTATTTCACTTAGGTGAGTAACCCGCCCACGTACGGTTGCTTCAGGAGAAGTGTCTAGCTTTTCTAAGTTACCTGTAGCGCTCTTAGCGGCGGCTAGTTCTTGGTCAGCTTTATTTGGACCAAGCCTGTAGTTATCCTCAGTCTGGAAACGAGACTTGCCTGCTTTTGGAATAGCGGTTGGCCCGTTTATACCTGCTACCTTTATCCGATAGTGGTTAGCCAAGGTATCAGCGTGGGACTTTAAGAATCCCAATGGGTACTGCTGGTTGTCCCCTAGGTGAGTAACGTGGCTTCCCAGTTTGTTGTTTAGAGTGGAACCTACAGCTTTGAGTTCTTTTGCGGCTAGCTCTAAATGCCCTGCTGCTTGTCCGTAGTCACCGTTGCGGTGAGCGTCAACGTGTGCGTTCAGGTGCAGCGAGGCCCTGTGCAGCCCACCGTGCAACTCTGCAATGTCTTTTCTAGGGTGGTCTCCACGGTCTTCCAGCGCATTTACACCGTGAGACATAACGTCTAGAATATGGTGCATGTGAGTGTCGTGAGGGCTCCACTCATCAGGCTTGGTAGTCAACCTCTTAATACGGTTCATTGCCATAGTGTCTTCAACAGACTTCGGCTTTAGCGCCGTTGCTTCTCTACGGTCTACCTTAGGGGTTGTTGACTTTGGTTCTGGACGGGGCTTGGCTGTTGCCGCACCTTTACCAGTACCTAACATGTTGTACGCCATTTATTCTCCTTTAAAACGTAGCTGCGGAGTTGACGCCTTCTTCATTCGCTTTGGCTTTGATGGCTTAGGCTTCTTGGTGGGGGCAGGCGCAATCTGCGAGGAGTCCATTACTAACTCAGGAATAGCGGGCTTGGCCTTTACTCTTTTCTCTCCCTGACGCACCTTATTTACGTGGCCGACAATCTTCTCAGGGGTTAGAACATTTCCTCTAGTAGTTGTTCTACTTTCGATATCTGTACGAGTCCTGACCTGACGAGCCTTTTCTACAGCTGCGTTTAGTTCTTCTTGTCTAAATCCACGGCCTTTTACAGCGCGAGGGTGCTCAGGAGCAGCAGCTTCAGCTTTCTCGCGAGAGTTAAGGGTAAATGACTTTAGCTTTTGGGCTGGAGTAAGTGGTGCTGGGGCTTCAGCTTTAGGGGCTGGAGCTGCGGACATCTCAACAGACTCTTTAATGGCCTGTTCTACTTTGCGCTTACGGTCTGCCATTACTTCTTATCCTTAGCATTTTTGCGGGATGAGATAAGGGCACGCTTTGCACCTGCGTCGGTGCGCTTTGCAAATGCCCCACGACCAGGCTTACCCGAAGGAATGTCTGCTGCACGAGGCTTGCCCTCTGGGGCAGGCAATCTGCGAAGACTTGGTCCAGCGTTATCTACTCCTGGACCACCAGTTCCTTCAGAGCGCTTAGTTGGACCTGTAATGTCTCCCTTAATAGTGCCTGAAGTACGTGTCTCACCGAAACCTGGGGTGCGTCCAATCTTGTTTGCATCAGATGAGAACCTAGTGTCAATACGAACACCACGGCCTCTACGCTTAGGGTTGACTGGGGCGTCCTTATCGATACCTGAGATTTGGCCACCTACACCAGTTGGCAGCTTGTTAATAGGAGCTGCACCCTTTGGTACAATAACCTTATTAATCTGCTCAATAGCGGCATTACGCTTCTTTCTACGGTTAGGGTCACGTAGAGTTCCCTGTCCTGCCTCAAGCTTCTGAACACCGACATTTTGTCTGCCGCCTACTTCACGTGCTCGGTCAATCAAGTCGTCGTCAATTAAGTGGCCTGGAAGGGTTCCTCGTCCAAACTTAATCTCTTTAAATGGCTTCTTAGCGCCTGCAACACCCTCTACACCAGTACGAGGTAGCTGGTAAGCCTTGCTTGCTAAGTCAGCAATAGCGGAGTCACTTGGGACTTCACCGTTTAAGTGGTGCTTAGCTAGCTCCGTGTGCACTCCTGAGCCAACGATGGCCTCGTGTGCCGAAGCGAGGTGCTGAGCAGCATCCTGCAAATGTCCGTGAACAGCATTACGGTCTAGAGTATTGCTCCACTTGTATGGGTTTGGCTCATCTTCACGACCAACCTTGGCTGCTGCAATTGCGTTTCTGTGAGAGGCTAGTGCGTTGCTCAAGTGGAAACGAGCAGTGTCAATTGCTGCCTTGTGGTCTTCCGACAGGCTCTTTACTGATGCAGCATTGTTTAGAAGGGTTTGATACTTTGTAATGTGACCTTCTAGTTGCATACCTACTTGCTGAGAAGAAGGGCGAGGTCCCTCAGCAGCACCACGTGCTGCAGTTGGGATGACAGACTCTCGCTTTGGAGGCTTTGGAGCCTTGACCTTTGCTGGCTTACCAGGGGCTTCGCTCTCTACGATAGTCTCTTTAGCCATGATGCCCTGTTCCCGCTCTTTGTCGGTAACACTGTCTGCCGCTGTGACTCTGCGGACTGGCATGATTCTAGGCTCTGGACCTGCGCTCGGCTGAATGATTCCAATGTCTTTGTTACCCTCGGTTCGGCCTGTTTCGAAGTGCTCTACACCCATGTTCTATCCTTAAATATCCTGAAGACTATTGCGAGAAGCCCCTGAGTAGCCGCCAACTCCTCCTGAATACCAAGAAACTCTTGGTTCAGTGTACACTCTGTCGACGCTTACCACATCGTCAATTGTGGGCTGCGTGCGCTCTCCAAACCCGAATCGACCAGGGAACAAACGGATTTGAGGAAGCGGAGGGCGTACCTTTTCCTGTAATACTTTTCCAGGCATAGTGGCGACCATTAGCGCCTGTTGAGTTAACCTGGACTCGTTACTGGCCCAAGGGCCATCGTAAGTCCAGCGAGGCTGTACTACATCGCTTGGCTCACCTGTGCGCCAAGGCTTCGTGTAGTCGTATACGCCATCAACATTCTGTGGCATACTACCTCCAAACAGGCTTTAAATACGAGAGTTGGTCTGCTCTGCGGACGTTGATAGTGCCTGGAGAGTCAGACCTCATGTTGGCCTTACCGTCGTTTACAAGGTGAGGCGCTGGAGTTAGCTGCCACTGTGGGGACTGACGTAGAGCACGGTATACACCTGCTTTATCATCGTATACAGCTCTCATCTGACGCTTTAGGCCCATCTGGTCATTGAACTCTGGGGACCAGAAGTACGACGACGCCTCAATGCGCTCACCTTTGTGGACACCACGTTGGTAAGACTTTTGACCTACTCTTGACTTGATGCTATCCAACAGGCGGTCATCACGACGCGAGCGGATAGTGCCCAAATACCCGTCTGGATATTCGGCTGACGGTACCCTACCTGTTCCGATACGGATAGCATCAAGGTCTGAGCGTGCGACACCGCCACCGTAGCCACCTTGGTTGTTATAGCCGTTTAGACCATTAGCACCAAGGGACTGCCAGTTTTGGTTGGGGGCAAAAGAGTTGTAATCTCCAGGCATTAGACCTCCATACCAGGCAAACGGCCCATCTCAGAGCGAGCTCCAAGAAGGCTAGTGCCTGTGTCAGAGCTAAGCGCTAGTGGCTTGTCTGGGGACAGTGCCTTCGATTCAAACACGAACGATGTTGAACTGCGGTTACCCGACTGCAAACCAGCGCCACCACTGGTTGGACCAGAGTGGTGCTGCATTCCGTCAATAGCGGAGAAGTCAGGCTGCGAAGTTACTCCGTAGCGCTGAGCTAGTGAAAAGGCTGAGTGCCCATTCATGGCGACTCCTAGTACTGGTCGCTAATTGCGCCTCGGAAGTCAGGGTTCTGACGGCCCTGTACTGATGGAATGACACGAGCGTTAGCCATGGTTGGGCCTGCTACTGGGTCAACAGTTGGGGTGTAAGGAACCGAGACACGGTAAGAAGCACCTAGGGTCTCCTGAGAAACGTTGGAACGGACAGCCTGACCACCTGCGGTAGGGTCACCTGCCTGTACGTTCTTCTTGGAAACTAGAGTGCCCTTCTGTGGGGCGTTCTGCTCTGGGGACATCACCTCGTGAGGAGTGTCGATTGCACCCTCACCTAGGGCGATTCGTGGGCTGTTCTGGCCTTTTGCCATGTCGTACTGCTCCTCAGCGGTATCGTGGTCTCTTCCTGTTGACGGACCTGCCGACTCTAGGTGGTTGGATGGGGCTCCAAGGCGACGACGCATTGCGTGTCCCATGTCAGTCCACTTACCCATAAAGACTCCTTAAAATAATTTGTAATACCAGAATACGGCGAATTTAGCTCGCTGTAATGGTAAAGATGATTGCGCTAATCTCGCCATCGTGGGACGTGATTGTAGTGAATCCAGGCTTGCAAGTGAGGTCTAGACCACGAGGAGCGGCATATCCACGAGCAATTGCGATAGCTTTTACAGCCTGGTTTACTGCGCCTGCACCTACGGCACGTAGCTTGACAATCCTGTTGTCGTAAACTGCGTGTGCAATAGCGGATGCTACGGATTGTGGGTTAGAGCCTGCGGATACCCTTAGGAATGGTTCTTCGGCTGAGGGAGTTGTTTCGATGTCAGTCAATTTGTGTACCTTTGTTGTCGTATTAGTGTGCCGTCCTCAACAACAATGGTGACAGAAAAAGGTCTAGTTGTCCCGATATTTAGGGTCTTTTATTTGTTCTACGATAGTTTTCTCTACGGCGTCTGTGGCAATACCTGCAGCCAGACGAGCTAGGGCGTAAGAGTCTGCGGCGTTGTCATCATTGAACTCAATCCCCCAGCGCTTATAAATCTGCATCAGCATCTCTTGCTTCTTAGCAGTGCCTTTGCCTGTTGCGTACTTCTTTAAGGTCATTGGGGGAATCTGCAGCGGAGTCCTAAGGTGCTCCTCGTAGGGAATGGCACTGTACAGGTTGCCATCAAAATAGTCCCAGATAGTCAGCTTTACTAACCCAGCCAGCTCTCCAAGCTTCAGGGCGGAATGAGATGCAAGAACAGTGCCTTCCATGGCAATGCCTGTTACTCTGCAACTTTGCTTATCTAAAAAGTCAAACTTATCCATCATCCACCAGCGGATGTCTGCCAACCTTTTGACTCCGTGCTTTGGGGACTTATAAACCCACGTCTCATAACACTCTGGTTTATCTGTGTTTAGGGCGGTCATAGCAAACCCAGTTAGCGACTGGTCAATCCCCACCGCAACTTTTCCTGGGAGCAACCCACCGTCAAACACTTTCTCAGACACGCGCTACCTCTGGTAACTTAGACATCTCATTCAACCCAGCTATAGGCACACTGTAATTGTTAACTCCATAAGGGGCTTTGTACTTCTCTTGTATACAGTCTTTCCCGTACGCCCAGCCCACCGCTCTGAAGGGAGGGGTGCGGTAGCCTTCGCTGGCACTTCTTCGGGTCTTCTGCTCTGGCCCACCAACAATCAAAATGTAAATTTGGTCTGGGTCATCGACGCCGTCTTTATACCTCAGAGTGTACTTAGGGAGTTCTGGGTCACGCTTAGAAAAGGAGTACCTAATCTCATAGCCAGGAATGTCTAGCTTGTTTTTAAAGGTATTAACGTGTGGAACAAAGTCAGTTAGCCCAAACATACGAGCAGCGGCTAGCTCGGAAGCAGCCGCAATCATGTGCTGCCATGCCTCCCAGATGTCGCCTTCGGAGTAGTTGCGGTTACGCTCTGGCTGTCCCAACATAGGAAGCTGGCGCTCCCAGCCTACCCGTGCTGCAATAGCCTCTTCTTGAGGCGTAAGGGAGTATACCCAAGTATTAATAGTGCCCTCCTATTTACTTTAAGCAGCGGCTGCTGACTTCTTAGCTTCGTCGCCGTGAATCTGCTTGACTAGGTTCTGGATAGCGCCTAGACGGAATCCCGACCAGTGCTGGTCACCTGCCACCACAACAGGAGCTGCACTGTAACCTAGCTCTTTAGTAACGTACTCCATAGCCTCTGCGTCTGCGGAAAGGTCTACGATGTCGTAGTTAATCTTGCCTCTAGTCAGGGTCTTCTTGGTCATATCGCACTGTGGACATGTTGGCGTGGTGTATACAGTAACCTGCATTTGGGGTCTCCTAGAGGGAAAAATGGACAATGAGTTCTCCATTATAGAGACCATTCTTTTCTAGTTGACCTCAAATCATTTGACCTTCTGGTCAGTTCTCTGCTAACAAGGGCAATGTCACGCTCATAGTTAGCCAGCATCATCTCTACTAGCTTTCTATAAGCGTACTTATCCTCATAATCTTGCGCTAAGTCCAGCACATCTTGGTCAGTAGCAATCTGTGCCTTGACTAAAGTGATGCGCTCGCCTTTAACAGCAGTGCCCATTTTACGGACTAATAGAGTGTTCTCTAGCAGGTCTAGCTTACGCTGGGCAGAGCGTTCTTCAATCTGAGCTACAGCCAACTGAGTTGCTGCGTAGTCTGCCCATGCTGTTAGAACGGTAAACTTTTCGCCCAACTGTTCGCTGGACAAAGCGGTGATGTCGCTTGGCAGTGACCCTACGTCCATGGTTGGACGATTGATGCTAAGCCCAAGCTCTTGTAGTTTAGAGACTGCGTCTGACATTTATTCCTCGTATCCCTCACACTGCTTGCAGGTTCCGCCTACGTTGTTGTTGCAACGAGGTGCTACACCTTCTTCTACAGAGTTTATAACCTTCTCGGCCTTTTCAAAGATGTGCTTTACCAGCTCATAGTCAGCTCTGATGGTGAACTCTTTGTAGTCTTGGTCAGCCTTCAGCTCATACAAGAACACAATCTCATTTACTTCGTGCCCCATGCGCTTCATCAGCTCTAGGTACATCTGGCCCTGCAGCAAGTGAGAGCGGAATGGACGGCGCACGTTTCTCCATGCAGCCATGAAGTCCTGCCCTGCCTCAAACAAGTCTGGTGCTTCGGAACGAATCGTTCCTGGACCAATTGACTTAATCTCAATCAGACAGTCGTCGCCAATTCCCTTAATCCAACCGTCAGTGTGCCCTGCAATACGTAGGTCTTCATCTACCAGAGTTACTTCAGCGTATTCTAGGTCGTTGTGGTTGCAGTGCTCACAGTTGCTAGGGGAAGTTCCCCAGGTAATCTGACCGCAGGATAGGCACTTAAACTTGCCGTGCAAGTTGCCCATCTCGTAAAACCAGTTCTGCCACTTAGCGTGAATAGCGTGGCCTTCGTCAAAGATAGACTGCAAGCGAAGGTTTGGCTTCTCTTGAATCTTCTTGTGACCACGTAGAAGGAAGTAAGAAGCACGAAGGCACCAGTCCTTCTTGATAATCTCAGAAGGGTGTAACACGTCTGTACGACGGTCTCCCACAGGTCTTGATAATAGGTGACGCTCAATGTGCCCCACAAGGCGGTGCTTCTGCCTTGTTGCGTCCAAGAATTTCTTTAGGTCTGACTTTACTACACTCATACTGCCCTCTCCCGCTCTTTAAAGATGAAGTCCTTTAACGACATCTTATGCCTATATTCCTTTTGATACTTTCGTACCAAGGCGTTTCGTTCTCTGTGGGATAGCCCTCCCCAGATACCGTGCTGCTCTTCAGTTATTACGGCTTCCCACAGACAGTGCGCTCTAACAGGGCAAGGGTTGTTTCCCTTAGGACCATTACAGTACTCTTTGGCTGAAGCCGCTATTTTGTTGTATAAATCTTTGTCACGTGGTGGGTAGAAGATTTCGGTGTCTGCATCGGCGCACCTTGCTTCCGCCCTCCATTCCGTACTTAAACGGTAAGGCTCGTTAATTATCACGTTTCTGAACTAGCTCCAACAGGTCGGTCTCTAACATAACTACGTAGTCCTCCCCGTCCAAGTGCAGTCCAAATACAGGCATACGCCCATCCATGATTGCCTCAGTCGTTATCTTTTTGAGTTCTGCTGATTGAATTGTCTTGGACTTTTTGCCCGTCCACTTGTGTTCAATCAATAACTCTTCTGACCTCACATCGCCTTTGCGCGACCAGAACGCTCCAGAAGCCGCAGTACGAGAACCGCCAATAGCTTTCGCTAGACGATTCTCGTGCTTGCGGGATTCCTTCTGACCTTCAGACCTCATTACCGAGTAGCTTTCTCCACTACGACCATGGCAATTTGAAGACCAAATGCTTGTGGGCTAGTAACAGCCCTGCTCTTCTGAACTTCTAGCTCACGAAGAATCTCAATGCGCAGCTCTTCTGCGCCTTCCTTGCGAAGCTCCTCTTTCTGAGCCTCTACAAACTCGTCGTATAGAGCTTCCTGCTCAGCTAATGACAGCTCGTTCATCTTAGCCATCTCCTCCTCCTACAAATGAATCAGGTGTTGATAATACCTTAGCACGGAGTTCGTCTACTAAGTCAACCTCTTCACGTAGTGAGGCAACAAATGACTCTTGACCCTGCCACTTGCGGTCTGCATAATAAATCCAGCCACCCTTACGGTCGACTATCTGCTTCACAATTGCCATGGCAGCAACTTCCTTAGCGAAGTCAAAGTCACCAGCTGAGTAAATGCCAGAGTCTTGGAAGTAGAAGTCGACATAAGCTACACGCTGTGGTGGGGCAGTCTTGTTCTTAATAGTGCGAATCTTGATGCGCTGGCCTACACGAACCTTGTTAGTTCCTGAGCCTTCCTCAATCCACTCGTCACGGCGAACCTCTGAGCGAGTAAAGAAGGCGTAGTTCTTACCCTCACCACCAGGAGTGGTGCGTGGGTCTCCGTGCATTACACCAATCTTCATACGGTACTGGTTAATAACCAGACCTAGAATAGGTCGCTCGTCTTCTACTAGGGAACGCTTCATTGCAGACCCTACGACACGGAAGAACTTGTTAGTTAGCAGCGCACCCTTACCCACAGTCATTTCGTCCATGGTCTTCTCCATTTCTGGAGCAGGGGATAGTGCTGGCAAGGAGTCGATGACGATTGCATCTACGGACTTAGACTCTGCAAAAGCAATTACAGCGTCGTATGCCTGCTCCATAATGTTGGTCTCAACCACAATGACACGGCTGGTGTCAACGCCACACATCTCGGCGTACTCTGGAACCCACTGCTCGGCAGCTACCCACACAGTGATGTGTGCTGGGTTTGCTTGCTGGTTAGCAGCAATGGTCTTCAAAGCGATTGCGGTCTTGCCGTGGGATGGCTCACCAATTAGCTCGTTCCACTGGTTGGCAGGGAACCCGCCACCTAGAACGTAGTCAAAAGTAGTAGAGCCTGTACTAATTCTTTGAATCAGGTCTGTGCGAATGTTCTCGCCGATTACTACGGTGTTCTCACCGAATCGTTTGTTGATTTGTGCCATGACTTTCATGGCTTCTGGACTAATCATCAAGTTCCTTTCCTCCTCTAATCAGGTCTTGAATCCTGGGTTTTACACTGTCTGGTAGAAGCAAGTCTAGCTTAATAACAGTCAGAATCCTATCCTGCTCGTCGGCTCGCCCCATGTAATAGCCGTCAAAGTACTCTTTGCTCACGCCTTCTTTTGAGATGCCCATATTGGTGCTTTCGTTTCATTCTTCTTCAAGGTCAGTACAGCGTCGTAGTGACCGTTCTTCTTTAGCAACTCTAGAATACGTAGGTACTCAGAGTGCTTCCCTGCAGTTGCTCCTCTGGTCATGGCAGCAGCGTAGTGCTCAGCTGCGATGTCTAGCGGAACTAGTTGTTCAAGTGTGCTCATTAGTTAACCCTCCCGATAATCCCTTGCGGGTTGTAGTTGTTTGTTGCATCATTTCCACGAGCGCCCTTGGTGTCACCAACTACTCGTGCTCCTGTTAGGGAACCGTACTTGCTGCCTGACTGCTCCATAGGGTAGCCACATTCGTAGCAACGTGGCTTGGAGCCATTAAATCCGAAGTAATTGTCAGAACCACAGTCAGGACATGCAGCGGTCTGAGAGGCGCTCTGAGCCTTCACGGTAGGCTGCTGAGGTGCTGGGGCCTGGTAAGCAGTCATAGGCACCTGAGAGGGTGCCTGAGGGACGCTCTGGGTCCTTGCTGGGGGTGGGGTAGGCTGTTGTTGCTGGAGCTTCTTTGCCCACCAGTCTGAGTTTGTCATTTGTACCTCTTTGGTATCTCTAGTAGTCCCATGTCTACAAGCTGGGAGATTGCTCCTAAAAGAGCCGCCACCGACACTTGTTCAAGTAACTTTCTACTATCCCACCATACAGCATCTGGGAGTTTTGCCATGGAGCTGGGCAGGTTTGTCCGCTGATACTCAACTGCCCCCTGAGATAACGATTGTGCGTGAGCATAAAGAAGTGGAATAAGGTGAGAGATACGCTCTAGACGCTTTTCGCTCTCTTCCTCTTCTTTCTCCATAAGCTCGTCGCTCTCTGCAGCGCACCCTAGAATCATACTAATCTCGTGAGCGTTGTTTATCTGGGAGTCCAGAAGGAAGCCCCGCATACGAGTGCTAATCTCAGCCATAGTAAGGTCAGCCTTTGGCTTTTTAAATAGTCTCACTTAGCTTCGCCCCACTTGTCTACAATCTTGACGTCTGCAACCAACGGCACTGTGATAGCTCCCAACTTAATTCCTTCCATGGACTTTCGGATAGCTTCTGCTGTTTCCTCTGCCCTATCTTCTGGAGTAATGGTCACGAGTTCGTCGTGCACCGTTAGAATCAAGTTTATATCAGGCTCATTTACAAAGCACGAGTGGGCACGCACCAGGGCGAGTTTCATAATGTCAGCAGCTGAACCCTGAATCACAGTGTTAAAGGCTTGACGCTCTGCACGTGCTAGAAGTCCCTGCTCTTTACTCTTTAGGTCTGGGATGTAACGACGACGACCAAACAGAGTTTCTACGTAAGGAATTGGAGCCTGCTGCTTTGCTAAACGCACGACCTTAGCCTTGTACTTATCAATCGACGAGAACTTCTTCTCAAAGTTAGTCAAAAGGTCTTTGGCTTCTTTCAGAGTACAACCGATGCTTGCAGCAATCTTGTCTGGACCTACTCCATAAGATATAGCTAATACAAGAACCTTACCAGCCTTGCGGTCTACACCCATAGTGTCACCGATAGCGGTGTAGATGTCACCGCCTGTTCGATAGTTCTCCACCATAACTGGGTCGTTTGAGAACGACGCAATAACACGTGGCTCAATCTGAGAGTAGTCAGCAACAACCAGCTTGTGTCCTGGAGGTGCAATGAATAGGTTACGAACTAGCTTTCCGTAGTCACCAGAAGACGGAATGTTCTGGAGGTTAGGCTCTGACGAAGAAAAGCGCCCAGTCTCAGCACCGTGTGCCTTGAAGTTGGTGTGGACTCGTCCGTTGATTAGCAGAGAAGACTTCTGAATAATCTTCTTCTTGCCGTTAGTCTCACGCTCTACTTCTCCACCTTTATAGGGTGTTACATATGTCGTCATGAGCTTGTTTAGGTCTTGGTACTCCAACAGAGTGTCTACCAGCGGGTCTTTACCGCGGTAGAACTCCAGCGCCTCTGCTGAAACAGAGAAGGCTGTGTGGTCGACGTCTTTGCCAGAGTTGAACATCTCACGACCCTTAGGGGTGAAAGTTACCTTTACCTTTGGGTTTGGCTTGATGCGTGGCTTCTGGGTCACAGGGTCTGGGGCAAACAACAGGCGCTGCTTAACCTGAACCGAGTTGATAGAGAATGGCTCACCAGCAATCTCAAAGGCTTTAGCTTTTGCCTTCTCAAGGTCTTCGCTAATCTGCTCTGCCAAGTTGTCTAGCTGCTCTTGGTCGATGTAAGCACCTGTAAGCTCCATATCACACAAAGAGCGAAGCACGTCCATCTCTAGCTTCCATACCTGCTTAAGTGAGCCAGTAATCTTCGGCTCTAGTGCACGGTAAAGCTTCCAAGTTACGTCGGCGTCAATAGCAGCGTATTTAGCTACGTCGTCAAAAGAGTGCTGAGAGATGTCCTCACCTACACCCTTGACAATCTCAATACCCAGCTCACGCTTTACGCAAGCCTGCAAGCTGAGGTCAAAGCGGTTGAGGTTGTTGATTAGGAAGCTCGCCATCAAGGTGTCAAAGTAAGGTTTTACAGGCACTCTCTTCCTGTAATACTTTGCAATCGACTTGAGGTCGAACTTTAGGTTGTGCCCTACCTTGAGCTGAGGTCCAAACATCAAAGGCTGAATTGCTTTGAAGACCTGTCCAGGTAGAAGCTGTACTGGTGGCTCACCAAACTGCGGCTTCCAGTGAGCCTTATTCTTAGAGAAGTGAGCGTCGGTCAAAGGCTTGCCCTTGGCAATCTGTGCTTGACCAGCCTTTAGAAGTGGCTTGGTGTAAAACTGGAACTCACCGTTAGGGTGGCCCATAGGAATGACGTCTACACGTCCGTCAGTAGCAAATGCAATCCAAGCTACGTCGTTAATGACGGGAAGAATGCGGTGCTCTCCGATTGTCTCTACGTCAAACGCAAAGCCATCGACCTTAGAGTATGCAGCTACGAACTCGTCCAGCTGCTCAAGTGTTGTAATGATGTTCATAATGCCCCATGAAGTTTAAGAGGGGGGAAGCCACAATACGGAGAGGAGGGATGGACTGTGGCTTCCCCCGTGGTGTGTAACCTAGCTTACGAGCTGGCGTGCTACCTTGAGGTTTTCCTCATAGGGGGCAACGTAGATAGACTTCGCGTCGTAGCGAGGGGCGACTGCTGCGACAGCGTCTATCTTCTCTGGGTCTAGGTCCCACTCTTCAGCGAGCTCGGAAGCCCGCACACGCTCAACGGTGTACTGAGTGTCACGGCCAGTTCCCTGACGTGAAATTGCCCAGTAGTACTTGCTTAGAGGTCCACGGCGGGGGTCCTCGTTAGCAGCCTGTAGTTGGCGTGCAAGTGTTACAGAAGCAGTCAGCACCTGAACCTCTGGAGTCTCGGAAGACAGGTTCAGGATGTTGAATGCAGCTTTGGCACGTGGGGTCAGACCAGCGATTACGGTTAGCGGGTCGTCTTCTCCTAGCGATACAAATGAACGCCATGAGACGGTTCCGTTGTCGTTTGGTACCTGTACCCAGTGCTGCTTGTACACCGCAAACGGCTCGTCCTCAATAAAGCGGACAAGCTGAGCCTGCTCGGTGAACTTGAAGTCAGTAGGGTAGTCTCCAGCCTCACGCTTTGGCTTGGAAACTGCGGTGATGGCACCCCAACCTGCCTGCACGGTGGTGCCGTGCTTAGGGGCTGCCTCTACCTCATCGTTGATGAAGTAGTCGTTTGAATCAACTTCGGGCTCTAAAATAGCCATAATGTACTGTTCTTTCTAATCGGAGACGTTACTCGGTTTTTGATTTGGCTACAGCGGTCTTCCATCGGGCTACAAGAGCCTCTGTTAAATCGCCTAGCAGTTTCCACTCTACACGAGCTGAACCCAAAAGTCCACGAGCTGCAAACTCTTCGATAGTAATTTCGATAAGTTCCCGTGTGTAAACACGGTTGCCGTTTACTTTTTGCCCATTCAGTTGCTTTGAGCGGAGTCTGTAAGGAGCTACGGGGATGTATCCCTTTCGCTCCCACAGTCGGATGGTGACAATCTGCTTCTCTAGGGCCTGTGCTAGCGCTCCTACAGTAAACAGCTCTGTCTCCACTCCATTCAGGGTTTTAATAATTGGGTTTTCATCCCAACCATTAGACTCCCCGAAAGCTTGTGCACGCTTCTTCTGTGCGACAGGTGAGTCAGGACGGCGTGGCTTACGTGAGCCTGGGACGGTGTCCAGACCTTCAAACGCTTTGAGGATGTCCTCTTCGCTACGCATTCCTGGCATAAGTTACTTCTTTGGTGTTCTCAGTGCCCATACAACAGTAGTAGGGAACATCTGGTCAATCTGCTCTTCGGTAATCTTGCCCTCGTAGTAAGCAGCCATGAGCGCATCTTCATCGATTACTCGCACCATCTTGTAGACCTCGTCTTCAAGACTCTGGGCTGTAATGATTTCTTCTGCGACAGTCTCGTCTAGCTTACGGGTAGCACGGCGCTGCTTCTCAAGACGAGTGACACCTTCAATAGGGGAGTCAAACTGGTAGAGCACATTGCCCTTCTCGTCTTCTTCGCCCTCAGCATCAAGCAAATCAAAAAGCTTGGTGCGCAATTCTTTTTTGCGCTCTTCTAGCGAGTCAATAGCTTGTGATAGCTTGATGTACTCACGGATTTGTGAGTCTGAATCATCTGGATTTGCGAACTCTCTTGGTTCGTCGATTGCCTTTGGCATGTTCCCTCCTACAGTAACTTATCCGTTAAGAAGTTTATAAGACTTCCTACAGTCAAGTCAACTCCTCCCTTGGAGTTTATACCCTCACCGTCAAGAATTGCGTTAGCAATGTTTGATTTCTGTCTCAGCGTGTCGTACTGTCGCTGCTCAATGCTTCCTTTGACAAGGATGTCTTGAATCGTGATAGTCGACCACGTACTTGACGCCCTATTGATGCGGCCGTTTCTTTGCACAGCAAGACCAGCGCTCCAAGGCTGGTCATAATTGACAAGAAGATTAGACTGAGGCAAATCCACACCGTAACCACCAGCATCACTACTGACAAGAACACGACAACTTGCACTAGATTGAAAATGGACTTTAGCTGACTCTTTTTCACTGGCGTTCATCCTTCCTGTGTACGCCACTGCTTCATACCCTGAAGCATTCAACCTTGAGACTATCTCTTCTACTGACTTTATGTAGGAGCTGAATACAACAGCTTTGTAACTTGGGTCAATGTCTAAGTGGTCTTGTAGGTAGCTGATGGTGGCGTCTAACTTAGGGGCCTTGTTTAACTCGTCTAGCTTTTCTCCCAAAGAGTGAATGTAGGCGCTGCCTTTGCCTGAGTGAGCGGCAAATTCTGCAGCACTTGCTTGAAGAACCTGAGGACTAGAACAAAGCATTCTCATAGCGGTGATTCTGGACATGACTTGCCCCCGCATCTCGTTCATCGGGTCATCAGCAGACAGCTGACCGTAGTGTGCAGCCAGGTTGAATGACGACCCAAATGTTTCACGAGCCTCTATTAAAAGCTCTAATAAGTCTGTAGCAATGTAGTCATACACTTTCTGAGCTTTTGAGTCCAAGGAAATTAAGAGCGGCTCTCGGTACACAGCGTCTGGTAGGTACGGCTTTACGTCTTCATCTTTCTGGGACTTACGTACAGCGTGGTCCGACAGAACTTTGTGAAGAGTAGCTAGATTTCGATAGCGCTGAACTCCGCCAAAGTGATTGCGGACGATAAACGTCTGGTCAAACAAATCAAAACGACCTAGCACAGTAGAGTCTACAAACTGCATAATGCTGTAAATCTCTTCTGGCTTACCATTCTCAATAGGTGTACCTGTTAAAGCAAACCTGATTGGAATTGGCTTGGCTAGTTCTTTAACTCTTTTAGCTCTTTTGGCTCTAAAGCCTTTGATTGCAGTAGCTTCATCACAGACGATTGCTTTGAACGGAATGTGCCTGACAATTTCCCAGTCATTTACAATCTGCTCGTAATTCATGACGGTGTAGCTGTGGTTGTTGACCTGAGCATACTGCTCGGCTCTTTGTTTAGGAGTGCCGTCAATAACTATGGCGGTCTTGTCTGTGAACTTGGCGACTTCTTTTTGCCACTGATACTTTAGGGAAGCTAGGCACAGCACCAAGGTTGGCCCTTCGACTTCAAGCGCTTCAACTGCGGCGATGGTCATAGGGGTCTTTCCCAGACCCATTTCGTAAGCAACAAGCATGCGCTTGTTCTCAACCATCTTTGTGACGGCCTCAGTTTGGTATGGCTTGAGAGTTCCCGTAAACATATGCTGATTCGCCTAGTATTGCAGACTTGGCGTTCTCAATACCCCACTGAATCTCGTCGTTGGTCATGTCGCCTGGGTCCTTCTTACCGCTGTCACCGTAGTTGAAGAAGAACAGGTTCATACCAAACTTACGAGCCCAGATACGCATTTGGTCGCTGGCTTTCTTTCCAGCAGAGTCAATGTTGGGGTTATCGAACGCCGCAATTACTTTCTCTGAATACCGCAGAAGTTTCGCCTGCTCTTCGCTGACGATAGCTCCGCATGTTGCGACTGCTCCTTCGTATCCTGCACTATAAATTCTTAAACAGTCTAATGGAGATTCTACAACTATGGCGATATCCTCACGCTGAATCTCGCCACCGAACAAAGTCTTAGACTTCTGAAGTCCTGCTGGGCGATTCTTAAACGTGCGGTCAACAGTTCCCTTTTCTTGCCAGCCCATCAACTTCTGGAAGTGAGGTTCACGAAGAGGGAGAATCCAGGTAGAAGTGTTGCGGTTCCACTGAACCCCGTACTTGATTGCTGCTTCTCGTGTTATTTGACGGGCTTCAAGAGCTTCGTCTGGAGGTGATACGTAAATTGCTAACCGTGCTTCTGACATAGGGACTGGGCGGGGAGGCGGAGAGATGTACTGAGGTATCTTCCCTAGAGCTTGCTTTAGCTCTTCGATGGTTACCTCAATGGCACCTGCTAGCCACTTGTTGCCCATGTTGTAGTCGTACTGGGCTGGGACTCCATCCCATGACGGGGTGTAGAACTCTTTTACATCGCAGACAAGCTGTACTAGGTTGCCTTTATAACCACAGGAAAAACAAATGTGCTGCCCTGAGGTCAAGTGAATAAACCACGAAGGGTTGTGGTCAGGGTCTCCTGTAATACGCTCGTGCATTGGGCAGAGCGCTTGGGCGTTCTCCCCACGGTCTTGATACTCAATCTCTAGTGCTTCAAGAGCCTTCTCTACGTTGTGGTTCATACCATGCCCCATGGCGAGCAGAACTTGCAAGTAGCTGCCTTGGACTCGTCGTGGAAACAGCCAGTGTCCCAGTTCCAAGTAATTGAGGTCTCACTTGGTGGGCAGTTACGTGACTGGACAATCTTTAGAAGGCGCATGTTTTCGTCTTCCTCAATTGGCTCAAGACCAAGGATTACGTCAGAGTCCTGGAAGAACGAAGACGAGTAACCGATAGAGTCGGCGGTAACTTTTCCACCACGCATCTTCCAGAGCAGAGTCTGGGTGGTAATGACCACGGGGATGTCTAGCTTCTGAGCCACACGCTTTAGTCCACGGGTGATGTTGGTCAGTGCCTGAGGGGTGTTTGCCTCACCAGTCACTTGGTCTAGCATCAGGTACACACCGTCAACGAATAGCACGTCTGGGTTTAGCTGCTCTGCCTTAGCAACCAGCGAGTCAATGGTCAAGCCGTTGATGGCATCCACAAAGTGTAGCGGCTGCTTATCCTTCAGCTCTTCGGTGAAGTTACGAGCACGGTCTTCTTCAGAAGCTGTCAGCTGACCACGGCGCAGGCGGTTGCTTGAAACGTGCGATGCCATAGCTAGGTAACGCTGCTCTTGCTCGTGGTTGTTCATCTCAAACGACTGGTACATAGGAACCAAGCCAGCTTCGTGAACGTTTGCAGCCATACGTAGAGCAATCTGGGACTTACCAGTTTTAGGAGGCGCAATCATGGTGATTAGCTGGCCACCCTGCAAGCCTGCAGTTGCTTCGTCAATCTTCTCAAAACCAGTAGGGACTCCCAGAAGCTTGTGGTTCTGCAGCGTCTCATAGTCTTCCCAGAACTTGTCTGAGTTCTTGGTGACGTCAATGTGAGTCGTACCTACGACACCTTGAGCGTTGACCAACGTAATGGTCTTGCTCATTTCGGTAAGGGCAGACTCGTGGTCGTTCTGAGTCATCTTGTCCACAACCAGCTCAAGACCATTACGGGTCAAGCGGTTGCGACGGAACTCCACCATCTTGTCGATTAGGTATTCAAGGTTATCTTCAACCTTGATGGCTCGGAAGTTAGGGAAGTTATCGGTGACGGCAATAATTGACGGCACTTCACGGTAGTTGGCGTAGTGCTCACGAACGAACTTCCAGACACGACGTAGGTCGTCGTCCACAATCCACTCGTCGCTAATGCCCTGCTCAATAACAGGAATGATTACTCGGTCAGCAATTACTTTGCTAACTAACCGATATTCGTTGTCGTATGCCATCTGCCCTCCACAGGAACTATTACAAGTTGTTTAGGTCTAAGCCCCAAGACCCATATCTTGCAACTTGGTTCGGTAAATCTATCACAGCTTTTAAGTTTGGTCGGTAGGGCAACTCACTAACTAAGTCTTGAAAGCTATCGTACAGCTCGGCGTAGTTAAACGGGTTACCACCACGGTTGTCTAAACGTGCCATCAGCTTGTCTACGTCTGCTTGCACCCAGCCATCAGCTGAGAAAGCCGCCAGCTCAATTGCCAGCCCGTAGTTGAACGATGCGTTCCACAGTTTAGAGAGTTGAGCGTTGTTCAATCCTGTAACAGTGCGAGAGGTCTTGGACTTACCAAAGACGCCCTTCGTGGTGTTAACGTCGGACTGAACCACGACATCAATAGTGACAATGATTCGTGGAGGAGTCTCGTTAGAGATGTCCCCATTAATCATTAAAGAACTTCGACTTTTGCGTACTTGATGATGAACTCTCGGAAAGCCTCAGCGCTCGCCATTGCAGCGTCTGCCTCTTCTTCCTCAATCTCCACAGGGATGTGCACGGTGTAGTGACCGTTGTTAGCATCCATGACTTCTCTGACACGCTTGATGTGGGCGCACTTGCCCTTAGCCTTACCCGCCTTGCAGTTGCAGCGAGCCTGGTATGGGCGCAGAGAGTCAACCTCAACCTCTGCGATGCCTTCATCACCTAGAAATAGCTGGACAGTTCTCCAGTCACTCAGCATAGTTGCGTCTTTCATTAGTTCCTCCTCAGGTCCTTAGTTCCAATTATTACACGATTGAAAGCTTCAAATACGAAACTTCCCATTGCTTCTCCATATTTTCTTCCCCACTGCTCGCGGGTCAGGTTTGTCGTCACGATTGTTGGTAGCCCTTTGTCGTAACGAGAACGCAGCAGTTCGTCAAAACCAGCTACGTTGTAGTCGGACGACAACTCTTTGCCCAAGTCGTCCAGCACTAGCACGCGGACGTTCAGGTGGTCAAACTTCGACCTGCCGTGCAGTCCTTCCAGAACGTAGTTAAGCTCACGACGCTGCTCTGGCTCAGCATCAATCAACGCCTTCTTGCGGTAGATAAAGTCTGGGACTGTCATGTAGTAAATCGGACGAGTCTTAATTCCGTAGTCTTCAGTCTTGTACTTGAAAATCTCACGGGACTTCTGCTCGTCTTCTGGCAACGCACGGACTAGCTCAGTCAACGCCATTACAGCGTGGGTGGTCTTACCCAGTCCAGGTGCTCCGTCAAACAACAGCCCGACACCAGTCTTACCAAGACCTCCAATAGTCTTGATTACCTTGCCCGTGATTACGTCGTCAATCCAGTCTTCAATCTCAGGAGCAAATGTCCCGATGCGCTTCTCAACATCCTTCGGGTCTAGCCCTAAGAAGCGGTGAGGGATGTTTGACTCTGATAGAAGCCAGCGACGCTTTAGCAAGCTAAGTGTCCCTAGGTCATATGGCATTTTTCCTCCTCAATTTGTCTTCGTAGTTACTCATTGCCAAACGCCCTGGCATTGAGTTGTCGAAGCGACGCCCATCAGAAGCATACACAAACTCTGACGGATTTACCAAATCCAACTCTTCGGTGGTGGGTGCTGAACGCTCTGGCAGTCCTAGGTTGCGCAAAGCTTGGTCGTAGTGTGCGGCAAAAGACTTCAAGAATCTACCCACGATGTACTGAGGCTTGTCGACACCTTCACGCTGAAGCCAAGGGTCTTCAAAGAAGATTTTCATAATCTCTAGCTCAATCAAAGCGTTGCTGTCGTAGTCCTTGCGCATCTTCGATAGCGCACCACGAACCTTCTCGGTGTTGACTAGGTTAGGAACTCCAGGGATGGTTCGGTAGACCCTAGAAGAAAACTCTGAGGCTACGTCTGCTGTAGTCCAGTCTTCCTGTGGTCTCTGGTTTCTAGTTTTTGGGTTTCTCTTGCTTGCTACAGGTCCAGCAGCCTTAGCTACTAGCTCGTCCTCAAACAAGCCAAAGCCACCAACGTCATCATCATCTTTCCAACGATTAACCAAAATGAATGGTCTCCTCTTCTCCTCTTTTGTGCCGTCAGGCACTAAATAAGACGTAGTCTTATTTACTTTTAAGTCATTACTAATAATACTGATATTACCTGTTACAGCTGTTGACCCCACATTTTTGTGGGATGGTTCTTCAGTCCACCCCACAGTTTTGTGGGATGGTGAAATCAGCGAATAATGGCTGAAAGAGAACTTTCCAAGGTTGCGTTTTGTGCGCACCGTCTCAACTAGACTGGCAGCTTCAAGACCACGCAGTCCACGTCGAATTGACTCTTCAGAACACTGGGCATAGCGGGCCAGTTCCGCAACAGTCACCTTGACTTTGCTGCCTTTAGAGAGCGTGCAAAGTATGTCAAGCAAGCGGTACTCACTTGCCGACAATGGTGTAAAGAATTTTTCCTCAGCCGTACACATAGACAGCTATATTAGCGTCTTAGTGAATTATTGATTACAACTGGTCGATTAATTAGCTTTAGGAAAGAGGCAGTTAAGAAGGCAGAGGCCAGAGTTAGCAAGGCTAACTGCACTTCGTAGTAGCCCATAAAATACAGCGACACGCCAGACGAGGCAAGTCCTGTTAGGAGGCGAAGAAAGGGACGGTCAAATAGCATCGCAACTAACTCAGTCACGTACCCTGCAACCATCCCAGCGATAATTACAGAGATTAGTAGGTCCATAAGGACAGCTTAGTAGGTAATCTTGGCTTTCTCTAAGCCATCCAAAGTGAATACTTTGTACGAGGTTGTTACGGGCAGATATTTTTCAATCTCGTTTAGCAGCCTTGAGAGACGGGCGCTCTTGACAGGGTAAACATACGACTCTGACTGGTGTGCGGTTCCGTACCAACCTGCGCCTGACGTGCCTGGCAGAGAGCCATCGAAGTAGTCAGTTGCACCAAGCGACTGCTCAATCTGGGCAGCATCAAAGTCGACTGCGGAGGTGCCGTCCACAATCTCCACACGAGCCTCTAGCTTTACATCCACTGAGGTGACTGGAACAAACAACGACACGGAGTAGCGAGCCCAGTTGTCGGTCAAGGTAACATCAGCTTCGGCAGTTGCTACTACGGCGTCAGTGGCGCTGTTGAGGGCGCTTAACACCAAGGTAGCCGCCTGAGTACCGCTGGCTAGCTGTGCATAAATGGAGAAGGTGTAAAAATTTCCCAGGTTTGGAATGCCGCCTGAAGTCTCTGTACTAAGGACAGTTGTTCCTGAGGCGAGAGGGGTGACACGAAGCGCATTAAGCCCTGAGTTCACTCCTACTAAAGTAGAGCCAACCTGCTCGCTGTCTTCTGCGACCACATCCCAAGGAGTTCCAGTCGGTATAAACGAAGGGTTCTTTACCCAGTTAGTCTTAGTCGGCTTCAAGGTCACCCAGATGCAACGTGCGTCTCGGTAGTCGCCGCTGAGGTCAGTGGTGAGCTGCAAGGCATCGACGTAAACCGTGCCAGTGTCTCCAAAGACAAGTTCTACAGCCGCATAGGTAGCAGAGTCGGCATAGCGCCAAGTGCTGAGCTGAGCAGTACCAGAAGTAATAAGCTCGCTAGAAGTGGCAGTAGCAGTTCTAGCAAAAGAAACAGTGGTGTCAGTTACAGCGGTGACTGTGTAGGTGCCGTTTAGGTCGTCCGTGTTATTAAAGATAAAAATAGAATCCCCAATAACAAACGGGTGAAGACCATCAAAAGTAATAGTGGTAACTGAGCTGGTGGCTTCATACGCTGTAATAGTCTTGCTGTACCCAGGAGCAAATGCCTGCATACTTCCAGTGCCCCATGAAGTGGTGGCGCTGTATGCAGTTCCCGTAGATGTGGCAATCTTTTCTCCAAGGTAATTGAACCAGTGAATCTTGGGTGTAATAGACATAGTGCCTGTTACAGTCGCAGCCTTGAAGCTAAACAAGTACTTGGTGCCGTTAGTTACTGGGGCACCCAACTTAATAGGGTCAGTCTGACCGTTGATGATTGAAGCGCCTGCAGTTCCTACTACGGCTTTTCCAACGTACATGGTGTCACAGGAGGCAGACTCGCCTGAGTAAATACCAGAGCCATCAGCCGTTAGAGTCACGCCGTTTAGAGGCTGCCAAGAACCTGTGCCCTTGTAAAACGAGCTGTCTTCAATTGACAGGAGAATGTTTGGCGAGGTAGTAATCTCTGGCTCGTAACCTGAGACTGCTTCAACAAAAGCGCCCAGACCAACTAGTGTGCCCTTGCGCTGGTACGCGTACACAGCTTCACGGACAGACTTGATGTGGGTTTGAGTTACAGTCTGAAGTTCTGGGGTGACTCCTAGCTCAAGGCTCTTTAGCGCCAAAGCAGTAGCGCTGCCGTAGTCACCGTAAGTCTCAGGGTGAAGCAGTTCAATGTAAGTCAGTAACTCGTCATAAGTAAACGAGAAGGACTCTAAAAACTTTGAAAGGTCGGAGTCGTAATCCACAGGGTCAAATGGTGAACGACCAGTTCCTGTAATAACTCGTGGAAGTAGCTCCATGAGCTTTCTGTGAGAAGTCTTGTCACCGATTGCGGTTGCGCCAAACTGTTTTGGCACAAGAACGGCTGCTTCTCCTGCAACTACCCATGAGTCGTCTGCGTCTAGTAGCCACACCCTGTAATAGGCGTACTTTCCTGAAACTAGCTGGGTGTTGTCTACGAACTGGTTCTGACCCTTTAGCTCATCTGAGTTTGGGTCATTGAAAGTCCAATCAAGAAGACGAAGACCGTCTTCAGGAGTTTCTGGCAAGTGGTTCTGGTTGCGCAGTAGTCGGAAAGCGGAGTAAGGGCTTTGAGAAGGTACCCAGTTAAGTAGAACAGTGTCGTACCACAGTGCTTTAGCAGTCAGTGGTTCAACGGAGTAAGGTAAGTTGGACGCTTGACCGTACCGTGCGCCAGCGCCATAAATTACGTTACCGTAAATAGCCATTAAGCAGTGCCACCATCAATTGCTGCGACTAGGGTTCCAGCGGAAGTAACTCGGCCAAGAACAGTGCCAGAAGAGTTTTGTAGCTCCAGCAAGTTTCCAGACTGGCTAGCAGCTCCCTTTAGAACCAGAGGAACTACAGTAGCGGTGCTCGCAGTGATAGTGCTTCCGCCAGTAGTGCGTACAGCAGTGGTGTTTAGAGAAACGCCAAGGTTCTCAAGATTCTTGATACGGGCTGCTACAGTAGCAAAGCTGTCAGGAGTAGCAAACGTGCCAGTTCCCCAGCCGCCTGGAACGGTAGGAGTAACTCCTAGAGTGCTTTGAATTGCCTTGATTTCGTCATACGCGTCGTTTACGTCACGTGCGTAGACGATGTCAGTGAGGTCAATTTTATTGACAAGCTGAGTGGTAATCTGACCAGGATATTGAGCGGCCATAAGGTCTCCTAAGTTCTACTCTATTTTCTAAGGTTTCCCGCCAATAAACCGCCTGAACTAAGTCAGGTCTGGTTTGTTTTCCTCTGCAGTCATGCGGGCCTCAAGGCTCGTCACTCGTGTTACTAAGCTCTCAATTTCTTGAGACATAGCTACTAGCGTTGCCACTAGGTCTAACTCTGTTCTATTGCTAGCTGTACTACTTACAATAAACTCTTCTGCTAGTTGAGCAGTAGTAGGGGTTTTAATAACCACTTTCTTAGACTCTTGTCCAGGAACAGCGTGTACTGCAGACCACACGGGAAACGCAGGGTTGCCACCCTCAAACATCACCCAGACTGTCTGGTTTACTTTTGGAACTTCGTAGTCTGTGGTGTTATTCAGCATAGCTGGAGCCCAGTCAGTGCTACTAGCACCAAAGAGTTGAGGTACACGAACTTTTAGGCGACGATTATTTAGGGGGTCCTTATTATCGTGAACCAACCCTAAGTAAACGCCACCAAAGTTCTGCTCCATTAAGAAGCCCTAGTGATAGTTACTGTGTAGGAGGTGCTGTCAACAGCATTCGCAGCAAATACAACCACGCTGACTACAGTGGTTCCAACTGCAGTAGTAATTGACTTTGAGGCACCAGTAGCTCCGTTAATGTACACCGTTGCTCCACCGTTAGTTGTGGTGATTCCTACGGTAGTAGCCGTAGTTCCGTTAGGAACGGTAGCAGTGTAGTTCTGAATGCTGGAGTTAAATGCTGGAGACAGCGTTCCTACGCTAAGCGTCAAAGCGCTTGCGGTTGACACGTTAGACGCCTCTGCAACCTCTACGGAATCCAATGAGCCTGAAGTGTCACTGAACACGAAGATTTCGTTAGGCTCAGCAATCAAGATGTTTCTAGCCTCAGCATCAGACGCGCGGTGTAGCGCAATCACCTTGACTGAGTCGACTAGAGGAAGCTGACGTAGCTGGAACTCAACTTCTTCAGGGCGAATTACATCTCCAAAGTTGATGTTGTTGTAAGAGAAGATGGAAAGCAGTGCAGACTTAATCTGTGACTCAACCTGCTCTTGAGAATACCCTGATAGCTTTGTGTACTCTAGTACCGTCTTTACAGGCACGTATGTCGGAGGAGCTACCGTTACACTTACACCCAACTGAGTGCGGTTCTCTAGGAACTCCTGAACTCTGTCACGAAGGGCGTACCACTCTGCCTTTGGAATCAGGGCTGACTCAGGGTCCTCAGGGTCTTCTAAAGTAAGTCCTGGGTAAGTGTCCGTTGACGTATCACTGCTTAGTGGAGACACATAAAGCGTGACCGAAGTACGGCTGCTCGCCACTGCCTTGGCCTTTCCTACTGAAGATACTCCGAGAGTAAGGCTTTCGTAGTCAACCAAGCTGACTGCACGGTTCAAAGCAGTTAAGGACTTTGGTGCAAGCAATCTAATTGACTCAGTTGACTCTGGGTCGTTTCCACCAGTAGCAACCTCGTTTGTGATAGTCACGCTAGCCGCTAGCGCAGCAATTTCAGACTCTGTTAGTCCTGGCGCAGTCTTGATAGAAGTCAAAACATTGCTAGTGATGTTTCCTAGAACACCGCCGCCCACTACATAGTCAGCTTTAATACGAGCATTAGGCGCTGGAATAAGTCCAGAGATACCATCGCCAAACTGAATAGAGTGAACGTTATCGGCGTCAATGACCACTTCAAATACAGCGTCTGTTGAGCTGTAGTCCGAAAGGTGGGATACCTTGTCCCATTCAATCCAGTCATTTCCAACTTCAATAAACACCTGGATAGAGTCTTCTACAACAGTGGTCTCAGCCAGTTCAAACTTCTGGCTAGGAGTACCGTTAGATACTCCAATAATCTCTCCACCGTCAACAAGGTACTCTGACCGCAAGCTAATCTGCTCACCATGGCTAGCTAGTACGTTCTGAACAGTAACTCCAGCATCAATAGTTACGTCAGCAACAGTGCTAAAGATAACCTCTACTTGAGAGTCAGCAACAAGGATGTCTCCTGCTACCTGAGTTCCTGCTGGAATCGTAATTGTAGAACCGCTGGTGTTAGTGATAGTTAGATTAGTAAGCGCAGTTTGGAAACCTGCAGGAGTGTAGCCGTATGACCTAGCGATGTTGATTACGTTTTGACGCTGCGTAGCTGTAGAGATAAACGACTCATTAGCTGCACGGTCAATGTAATAGCTCATTAAGTCACCCATGTAAGCAAACGCCTCAATGAGAGCCACACCGAAGTCAGAAGGGTCATCTCCCCGCCAACGGCTAGATGCTTCGACAGACTCCAGACGAGCCTGGACTCTTTCAATGAGAGCCGCTCTTAGGGAGTAATAGTCTCTGCTGGTGTAGTCAACGGAGACTGGAATAGTACTTGCAGGAGTTGTCATGCTATGTCCTCAGTTATTGGGTTGTTTCCAGAAAGGGTGGCGACGCCGATAGTTACGGTCTCAAGCTCGTCTTCTCCAGGAAGGCTGTACAAAACCTCTACAGCAAGAATGTTCTGCATTGAGTCGTAGTCAATAATTACTTCAGAAAAACTTAGGGCAGGCAAAAACTGTGCAAACACTGACGAGATGTCCTGCTCAATTACTTCTTTTACAGCATCTGGAGAGTCAAATAGTGACTGCGGAATTGCCGTACCATAATCAGGGCGGAAGACCCTCTCTCCCAGAGCTGTACCTACAGCTACACGGACGCGGTCTCCCCAAATCTTTTCCTGAGAAGTAGTTACGGCCACGTTTCCAAAAGCATCAAAGCTAAAAGGTAGCGACACTGCGACAGGTTTTGGTGCGTTTGGGTTTACTATCATTGTCTACCTTCTGACTTACTCTTAGCAGTCGCTTTCCAACGAGTTGGAGTTCTTAAAAACCCTTGGTTTCCCTGCTTAATAATTCGGGTATTTGACCGAAGAGCGGTTGCTCCCTTTAAAGCTGAGCCTGCTCTTGGTGTGTTATCCACAATGGCTTTTTTCAAGTTTACCGTTCCAGCTAAGCTTGGAGTGGCTGTTCTATAAAGGGTTGTTAAGTTAGGTCCCGAACCATCGGTGAGCAAAAGAAGCTGAGCTTTGTACTCTCCGCTAATAACAAACTTGTGCACCACTTCAGAAATCATCCAGTAGCCGTCACCTAGTTGGTTTGTTCCTTCAACGTATACAGGATAGAACGGCTGCATACGAGGGTCACCTTGCGCCAAAGCCTTTGCTGGTAAAGAGAACTGAGAGAGCAATGCAGCTCCTGCTGTTTTAGACTTTGCCATGTCACGAGAGTGCGCTACTGAAGTAGTCAGAGGGTCCTCAAACAGCACGTCGCTAACCGTCTTGCGAAGACCCTTGCCTACGTCTTTCTGAGAAGTTCTAGTTACAAACTCTTTTCCAGTTTGTGGGTTGACTCCTGAAGAAATTTTAGCGGTTCTAGTATTAGAGCCTCTTTCAACGTATTCTCCGCTCATAACTTTAAAACTAAGTAAAGTACGGTCGTAACCAACGTCTGTAAGTGGAATGTCAGTGTCCCACATCTGTAATACAGGGATGTCACTGCTTCCTACGTCCAGGACTTCCTGTGCTCTGCGGAAGTAGAGCCTTGTGCCTGACACAAACGCCACGCAGCCAATTTCATTTGCGTGAACCTGCAGCCACTCCCAGTAGCTTTCGCCAGTAATGGTGAGCTGAGAGTACCTAATCAAGTTAGGTACTTTGTCACCGATAAATGACAGCCCATTTTCAGCAGCGATAATGGCTGCTACCTCACGGATAGTCTTGTTCTTAAAAATACGAGAAGCAGACTGCTTTAGTACATAAGAAGAACCAACGCATTGGATTCGCATAGGCTGATACTTTTGGGGTGACTTTTCGCTGTCTACGATTGTCACGTAGCCGTACCAAACGTTGCTACGCTTCCCTTGAGACCACTCAAACTTAACAGGTACACCTGTCTTTAAAGTTGCGAGCCAAGACGGAATGTTAATCTCAAACTCCATAATCAAGATGTCGTGCTGACCTGCTTTTTGATGTAAGTCAACCAAGGAGGGCTGAATACTTCTATTAGGTAAGGTCGGAAAAGACACCTTGTAAATAGTGCCTTTGACATCTTTTGCAATTCTTCTAGACACTTGGTATACGCACCAGACTTCCAGGGAGGATAGACAGAGGGTTAGACAGCTCAGGATTTAGGTCCATAATCTGCCACCAAAGCTCAGGGTCACCTAAGAACTTCAAGGAGATTAAGTCAATTCGGTCAGCACTCGTCCATGTGTAGTAAAAGAACGCACGCACATCTTCAGGGAATACTCGTCCAACCGAAATGGAGTATAGGTCTTTACGCGAGTCTAAGTTGGTTTGTAAAACGCCGTCTGCGTATCTGCTGTCTGAAAGAATCACTGGCTACCTCCTTGAGTAGAACCGACATCATTTAGGTCTGTGTTTGTAGTACCGATTGCGTCTGCAGGAATACGGTTAGCTGTAATAGACAACGTAGTGAACAACGGAACCATACGCTCATTGAAAATGACGTGCTTAAGGCTGATGTTTGTTACAGAGATTACATAGCGCAAACGATTTCCCATGTGCAGCTCTACAGGTTGAGGAATTGCAAAGCCTAGGTCTGAGGTCAACTCATTTCCACGCAACCAGCTCTTGTATGAAACGCCTCCCATAAGAATCTTTAATAAGAACTCAATGTCATACATTGTGCCCTTGTTATAGATTTCTTTAAGCTCGTTAGGTCTGCCCACCTGGTCGACCAAAGGAGTACGGTCGTACACATCCAAGTAATTAACCCCGTCTTTACGGTAGTTGCCGCTTGGCTTTATGTACTTCATGTCAGGCATACGATTGACCAACAGTTCAAACTGCACTTGCCCCAAAGCAGAGTACACGTTACTCAATCCACCGCCTGAAGCAATCAGACCAAGGTCAACTCCGCTAACACTGCCGTAGGTCATGCTGACAGAGCCTGGGTTGTAGTGGAACTGAAACATGCGCCTTCCCAAAGCGATGTTCGTACCACCAGACGAAGAGTCTTTAGGCTTAGTAGCTTTGCTGTCAGTGCCCGCGGTAGACGGAGGCACAAACGTTTGAATGCGTCCCTTAGTTGCGACTCCTAGACCCCAAAGCTTCTCTGCGGTTTTGTAGCTTGTGTCAGCTAAGTAGTCTCGCCACTCAGTAGGCTTACCAGGGGAATTAGCAGAGATGTCTTTAGTTTCAGCCATGAACTGCTCCGTGCCTCGGAAGTACAGCTCTTTACAGGCACTAAGGTTCATCTTTGCAGACTTGTCTTCCTTTAGCGCAGTAGGTTGCTGAGCGGCTGCGATTGCAGCAGCCGCAGTTTCAGCTTCAGCTACAGAAGATGTGTACTCTTTAATTAGCTTTGCAGTAGCTGCTTTTAGGTTTTTAATTGCCGACAAACGGGTGTACTGCGCAGTCAACTCTTTTTGCTTCTTTGCAATTAGAGGGTCATTTACGCCACCTGGGTTATCTTCCTTTAGCTGCTTTATTTCAGCTAAGATGACTTTAATTTTCCCCAGAACTAGCTTTTCTTCGGCTACTAAGTCTTCAAGCCGATTTTTTGCAGAAGCAAGCTGCACTTTTGAGCTGTCTACAGCTGGAAGTTGATTTCTAGCACGCCCATAGTCAAGTGCTTGACGAGGGTCTTTGACTACAAGTGCACCGTTATTACTGCTTGCGCTAGGGTTTTGGCCTGACCTAGTGGTTCTTGGAGTAACTCCACTTACTGCCATGACTATCTCCTACCTACGTTGCTCAAAGCAGCGTCTTCTTCTAAATATGACTTGACTAGTTCAGCTAGTTTCTTAGCTTCCATAGCAGAACTGTTGCTCAAGCTAACTGAGATGTGAACTGTGGGGGCGGTTCCTCTAGGAGCACTTGGCGTGCCGTACACAGCAGGCTCTGACGAGAGAGGTGAAGGAGCACCCACGCTGGAAGTTCCAAGTGCAATTGCGCTACCTTCACCGCCCACAGCAGCAACAGTGCCCGTAGCTGCAATAACAGGAGATGCTAGCGATAAACTGCCCCCCTTCATGCTGTTACCGACCATCTGAGAGCTTGTTTGGAAGTTACCCTTAACACCGCTATTAGAGACGCTAATAGATGGGACAACTCCGCTAGAGCCTTTGCCAAGCACCAAGTCTAGAATGTTGGCTTCAGAGCCTCTGGTCACTGCATTAGCAGTTCCGTTTCCCTTACTTGTGTTAGGTGCGCCTGTTCCTTGAATACCGCCTGCTAAAGAGCCAGGGCTTACCGCAACACCGTTCTTACGAACCTCAAAGTGCAAGTGAGGGCCAGTTACGTTTCCTGACTGACCTGACTTACCGATTAGCTGACCCTTAGTAACAGAGTCTCCTGGGTGAACTAGAGCCTGTGAAAGGTGCGCGTAAATAGTGGTGTACCCGTTGGCGTGCTCAATCGCAACGTACAAACCGAAAGAGTGGTTTCCGCTTCCATGATGCGCTTTGCTAACAGTTCCTTCTGCAGCGGCGTACACAGCCGTACCTACAGGCACAGGATAGTCTGTTCCCTTGTGGTATCCTGCAGCCCATACAGAGCCTTTTTGACCATAGCTAGCAGATACGGCTGTAGACTCTACAGGCCTTTGGAATGCGCCTGCACTGGTGTCGGTAGTACCACCAGTACCTACACTGTTTTCTTCACCACCAGTAGCGTAGCCAATAGCTCCACCCACTAGTGCTGCTCCACCCATAATTAATGGAGTGAAGGCGTTAACTCCAGGGATGAAGCCAGCTAAGCTAGCGACGCTAGCAAATTGTCCCGCCATAGATAGTGCGTTACCAAGCTTGTTTCCTTGGCTGCCCTGCTCGTTTCCAGTTAGAGCCTTTACTCCCTCACCTGCAATCGCAGCTACAGCACCAGCACCAAACCCTTTAGCGCCAGTCATAGCTCTGGCTCCGCCCTTGCTAGTTGACGCCATAGACTTAGCGGCCTTACCGCCCTTACCGATTGCCCCAGCGCCTCTTGCTCCCAAGAATGAGCCTACAGCCATCTGAGCCACTCCACCCAAAGCTCCTAGACCACCGCTAGTAGCCCTGTCGCCAAACAAAGTCTGGCCCATCGCATTTGCGTAGCCAACAAAGCTGCTAGCAAGTTTGCCCGCTGCTTCATTCATGGCTTCAATAGCAGGAGTAGCGTCATTGATAGCTTTTAAGTAGGTATCCTGAGCAGCCTGCATTGCACCAGTCTGCGCAGTGTTAATCTTGTAAGCAGATGTAAAAGGGTTAGCGTTAGGGTCGCTTAACTTTGACATGGCGCTTGGGTCAGACAAGTCCATGTTTACGCCTCGTGCTTGCGCAATCATGTACTGAGAAAACAGGTCTTGCTGAGCTTCGGTCATGCCTGAGTTACGGATTTCGTAACCGAGGAATCCACCACGTAGGTTTCGCATGGTTTCTTCAACGGACTGTTTCTTGTGGCCCATAGTTAGTCGTCCAGCAAGTTCAGAGAAAATCTGCCCTTGAGTCTTCTCTTTACCAGTAGTCGGGTCAGTAGTGAAGATTCCGTATCTAGACATGAAGTTTGCAGAGCCCTGACCAGAACCAAGTTGCTCAACTGCGGCAAATGCTTGGACAGTGTCCATGTTTAGGTACTTAGTAGCGTTACCAGCAGACCGTAGCATGGCCTGATAAGCCGAGCTGTTTCCAGAAACAAACGCCCTAGAAGCGTATGCTGCAACGTCAGCATCAGCACCAGCGTAGCTAAGGCCGCCAGCCAATCCTAAACTAGTGTTGCGTTGAAGCTGGGCAGTACCAATACCGCCCATACGAACGCCTGCAGTAAAGAACCCTCCCATGCGGCCAATGGTAGCGTCTACGGAAGGCATCATATTGAATGCGCCAACTGCCGCAGTTCCAAGGCCACTCTTTAGCAGGCCACCAGCAGCACTCATAGTGCTCATGTGGAACGAGTTGTTAGCTAGAGTGCTAATCTTTGCAAGGCTGCCAGACATGACGCCGCCACCGCCAGCGGCGTTATTGCCACTGCCGAGTGCCTTGAGGAGCTTGTCAGCTTTTTGGGTAGCCTTATCCAGCTCGGTGTTAATCCGAGCTACAAGCCCTATAGCGTCGTCTTTTGCCATACTAGCCTCTTACTAATTTTCCAGATTCCCTGGCTATTTCTATCCAGTTATCTCGTTCACGTGGAGACAGCTCTTTAATCTCTGTCAGGCTCCAACCTGTAAAACTCTGGGCAATTAATGCCCACTCTCGCATCAGTCGTTCGTAACTGCAGATACTAGAGTCGAAAGATAGCCCCAAGACTAATTGGGACCACAACCTTTCCATCGGTTTCAGGGTTTGGCACGGTTATGTCGTCAAATTGTGGACCAGGGGCTCGGTTTGTTAGTTCTTCGGTAATTAGCTGGCGGTCTGCAATTCCTAAAGCACGAATCTGCTCTAGAGAGTAGACAGGTCCACCATTAATTTCCTTTACACAGTGATACAGCAAAATTGATGTAAGTTCAGACACACTCTTGTCGGAAGATGCTGCCATTTCCTTCTGAGCAGCCCCCGTAGGTAGTGCGACTACATACTCGTTCTTTTTGCCTTTAACTGTAAATCTGCGCTCGTTGATTACATCGGTAAGCAGTCTGTGCTTGATGTCTTCTACGATGTTTACGGTTACGGACTCTACCTGTCCAGTAGAAGTGTCGTACCCGCTTAGGTCTACGGTGTCACCAAAGGTTGCACGGTAGATGCCTAGAATCAGTGCGTCACGGTCACCAACCAGTAGCTCATCTAGAAGCGACTCAGTTGCGTCCATGTCACCAATTTTTACTACACCTCTGTTGAGGATAGTAATGAGAGCTTTACCGATATTAGGGGCTTTAATAATTGCCTCTTCATCTCGGCCTGTAAGCTCTCGGACTTCAGCCGTGGTGATGACCTCCCCAGCGAGTGTTACATACCCGCCAGGAAGGTCAACCACGTTACTGAAAGGAACTTTTACCTCTGCCTTTTCAATGACAGGGGCTTCGTCTTGTATTGCCTGCTGAATTAGCTTGTTAGCTAGGCCAGGGTTTTGTGATGCTGATACGGTCTTGTTTTCCATTTAGTTCCTTACTTTAGATGTTTACGCTGAAACCGCTCCAGCTGCGTAGCTGGTTGGTGCAGTGCTAGTTAGGCTAGAAGCCCAGTTGAGGTCAAATCCCTCGTGAACCAAGGTCATCTGCTCAACGAAGATGGCGTTGTCACCTGCGTTTAGGTCCGAGTAAGCAACGCTGGTAGGCCATGCGTTGTAGACCTTGAAACGAAGAGAGACGTGGTCATCTCCAGCAGTGCCTGCTCCGCTAACCTGAGTAGAGCCAGGGACTGGGTGGGTTAGCACTGCAATCTCTAGGTCTGCACGGAAGCTCTTAGCGAGGGTGTTTGAGGAGCCACCTTCTACGGTAGCGAACAGCTCACGCATCCACTTCCAGTTCTGGTTAGTGCCGATGATTACACCGCGCTGAAGCGTAATAGGTGCAAACGTGGTCTGACCAGGAATCTGGTGAACGGTGGTGTTGTAGCCACCCTCACGGTAAGGAATAGAGTCAGTGGTGACCGCTAGTCCGCCAACCGAAGTAAACCCTAGAGTTACAGGGCTTAGCCAAGTGGCGTCCTTGGAGTGAGGAGTGAAGGTAACCAGAAACCTAAAGTTTCTGATTGGGTCAGTCTCTAGAGTTGACCTGTTGTTTAGAATAGGCATTTGTCTATCTCCTTAATTAGTTAGCAGTCTTCTGGCTCAAGGTGATGACTACGAACTCAGCTGGGTACTGCAGAGCAACACCAATCTCAATACGTACTTCACCATTAGCAATTGACTCTGGAGTGTTGTTCTCGGCGTCTACCTTCACGAAGAAAGCCTCAGCCTGAGTAGCACCACGTAGACCGCCTTGGTTGCGGTAGTCGTTTAGGAACACAGTTACAGCAGTGCTGATTCGGTTCCATAGACGCTCATCGTTGTTCTCAAAGAGTGCGAACTCAGTTAGGTCCTTCAAGCTCTTCTTGATGTAGATGAGGGAGCGACGCATGTTGACGTAGCGGTTAGCAGTGCCGTCCTGTAGAAGGGTACGGCCACCCATTGCTACGATGCCTGCACCTGGAATGCTACGAAGAGCGTTAACAGGAGTTGCAGCGGAGTTTAGGGTGTCTAGCTCAGAAGAAGTTAGGGTCTTCTCTAGAGCTACTGCGCCACGGACCTGAGCACGAACACCAGCTGGAGCCTTGAAAGGACCAGTCTGCTTGTCAGTCGCGATGTACTGTCCAGCCATTGCACCTGCAGGGCCAAGCTTACGTAGCGAAGAAGAGCTACGGCCTAGTGGGTCTGCGATGAAGATGTTTGGGTAGTAAACAGCAGCGTAGCTGGTAGCGTCTAGACCAGATGCGTAAGTAACAGCCTGAGCAACCGATAGGTTGTCGTCAGTGTCTACCACAGCAAAGCCGTCGTTAGCCTCAGCCCAGCTGATGATTGCGTCGTGAACAGTCTTACCGTTGGTTGCACCTAGCACCGAGATAATCTCTGGAGCAAAGATGACCAGTGGCTGGTCAACAGTGGAGAAGGCGTCAACAGCAGTTACGTAGTCCGACGCAGCAGCAGCGGTTCCGTTAGTACCACCAGTTAGTGGTAGTGGGGTTCCAGAAGTTGCTGGGGCAGTTGCGTTGTCAGTGATGGTCACTGAGATGTTGGCCGAAGACTGGTTAACTACGGTAGCTACGTAGTCAGTCGACGCAGTGTCATTGAACACTACGTTAGTGAACTGCTCAAGTAGTACGTCGTTGTCTGGGCTAGAAGCAACCTCCTTGAATACAGATAGGTTGTAGAAGCCAGAGATGGCTGCTGCAGTAATCTGAATACGTAGGTTGTTTCCGTCTGCACCACGGTTCTTAGCTACCACGGTACCTACAGCGGCACCAGTGCCAGTACGAGGGATAGACACGGCTGCGGCAGCAGCGTCAGATGCCAGCACGCGCTTCACGTACAGCTCAGAGCCACCATTCTGGAAGAACTGAGCTACACCGAAGGTAGCTGGGAATGAAATGCTGTAACTGCCGAACTTCTGTACAAAGTCATACCATGAAGTAACACGGGTTACAGTTTCGGGACCCTGAGCAAATACACCGAGAGCGGCACCCGCAGCGTTTGCGGTTCCAGTTACGGTAATTGGCGCAGGAAGTAGGCGCTCGCTGATGTAGACGCCTGGACGACCGTAAGTCATCTTTATCTCCTAACTAGTTGGTTTTATTTCTAAGGGTTCCGAATTATTCCGAAAGTACTTGCTCGCCAGTCCCCAGATAAACTGGAGCCATCGTACGACCACCAGCACGCTCAGGAGCTGGGTCTTCAATGTGGACTTCAAGGACCTTGTTGAGGATTTTGTAAGTTGCCTGCGAAATCTCGCTAGAGACTCGCACGGTTATTGCGTTGATAAACAGCCTCTTTGACTGCTCAGTGACATCTCTTTTAGTGATGTCTAACACGTCAAGCCTTCGGACAGTGTTGTCGTCTAGCTCTAGCGTGCCAAATCTAATAGGTAGCTTTACCCCAAGTAACTGGCTCATAATAGCGCGGTCATGTCTAGGGTGCCTAGAATACGTTGTAATTTGGTAGTCAACGTTTACAGGGATAGGCAGGTCAATTTCAAATGCCTCGTTAGTACCGACTACTACGTCTCCCTGCAAGTAAGCAGCGTTAGTCTTTCCACGCATTTCACGTAGGTTGTCACGGTTAACGTCAATCATGTCAATCGTGATGTAAGGGTAAGTCTGAGAGCGAATCTCTTGGTCAGGCTGGCCGAACCAAACACCGACAGGTCTGGCAATGCCTTCTTCGTCAGCCTTCTGGTCAGTGACAGTCATTCCCTGCAGTCTTTCACGCAGGGCCTTGTCTTCAGAGAGCAAAAATGTCATGTTATCCCTCCAACTTGCTGTCGACACGGTTCATAAAACGGCGCATTACAGCGTTAGGACGGCGAAACTCAGTGCCGTACTCCCAAGAGTGGATGTCGTTGCGTAGCTCATCAGGGTAGTCGATGCTGACTTTACCGTCGGAGGAGTTAACACTAAGAGAACGTGCGAGACCTTCAGGCCAGCCGCTGTTTACGGCAGAGCTACGCAAGTCCCTAGATAGACCTACGGTTTTCTTTTGAATGCTCTTGTGAAGGGTGCTAATTACGTCGTTCAACTTTGCGACCTATTGGCTGTGGAGTTTGCTGCTTGCTGTTAGGAACATAGCCTGCGAGTAACTGTGCCACCATTGCTTCTTGGCGGTTGTTAGGCTGGTAGTCAGTAGCCCCACGAACAAACTCGCCTCTTTCTTCAAAGAGGTAGTAGTCGTTGACTCTTTCCCACCAGGGCTTTACATCCTTGGCAAACATAGCAAAATCCCCAATCAGAGGCGCAGTTCTAGCAACGCTAGGCAGACTCCGCACGGAGTTCTGCACTACTAGGATAGGGAAGAATCTTGGGTTACGAGGGGTGAACGGTAACGAGTAAAGTGGTCTTTATTGAGGTAGCTCTTTAGGTTGTGGCAGTTGGCACACAGTGTCCTAAAGTTTGACGGGCTGTTGTTGTACTTGTTGCCGTCAATGTGGTCCACCGTCAGCTGGCAGTCATGCTCAGGTAAGAACCCACAGCGCTCACAGTGGTCTTTACGGTGAAAGTCCCATGGGCGTTCAATAGAGGTCTTTGTAACAAGGTATTTACGGTAGCAGCGATAGTACTGCTTTTGATTTGCTTTTTTTGCGTAGCTCTTGCGCACTCGCACAGAAGGCCCACAGACAAGACAATCCCCCACCAGAGCGTCTTCATTGACGTTGGTGAGGGAATGTTTTATAGCCATTCTAGTTCCTTGTCGGGTTACTAGTTTGGTAGTTTATCATCTTTCTTACCGCAACCGCAGTTCTGACACCCGCACATTACTTTTTCCCCTTCATTTGTCCTTTAGAGTTTTTCATTCTATCGGACAAGTTCTGGCTACGCTTCATCTGAGGGTGCTTCTCGTACGAGGGCTTCTTAGGGTCAAGCCCTTCTACCTTCTTCTTAGGTCTAGCCATTACTTCTTACCTGCTCTACGCTTGTTCTCTTTGGCGGTGTTCTTGCCTTTATCCATCAGCTGAAGGTTACCCTTGCGGTCATCGCTGTGGTTGTTGTTCTTGTGGTCAACAGTTTTGCTCTTGCTCTTAATCTTGCCGTGGTCAGACTCATAGTCAGCACGAGCTTTGTTCTTAGAAGTAGTTACCCACTTACCATCTACCTTTTCCTTGTAGACGTAGATAGGTCGACCACCGTTGGCCTTAGAGCCTTTGTATGGTCCAAACTTCTTCTTTTCTGCCACTATTACCACTTAACCTTGTCGGCCCAGTATGCTGCGGACATCTTGCCCTTAGCAATGTTCTTAGCGTGACGAGCCTTGAAGCTCTTACGCTTAGCCTTCATGCGCTCAGACTCTCCAGGCTTTGGCTTTCCAGCGGTCTCGGCACCTTGCTCACCAAAACGGATAGTCTTAATCTGGTTGCCTTCTTTAGCAACGACAACGTGAGACTTCTTAGCTCCTGGGGTAGCCTTAGGCTTGTTGTAGCCTGACACTCCCGCACGCTCTAGGCGTGGGTCCTTCTTTTTGCCGTGAGGCTTTTTACTTTCTGCCATATTTCGCTGCCTTCTTAGTTGACTTAACCTTCTTCTTGCATGATGCGCAAGAGCCACACTTACAAGTTGCCATTTACTTCTTCTTTGCCTTCATTGCGCCGCCCTTTTTCATCTGAGCAGCCTTGATGATGTCGCCACGGGTAATCTTGCCCTTGTCGCCAGACATAGCTGCTAGCTTCTGCTGCTTAGGGGCCATCTTCTTTTCAGCCATTTACGGTCCTATCTGTGCTTTGCTGTTTTCTTAGCAATCTTTTTTGGTTGTGCTACGAACTGCTTGCCCTTCTTGTTGCCAGCAGCTTTTGCTTTATTTGTTGCAGCCTTTTCAGCAGGGGTTAATTCGCTCCATGCCTTCTTTGGCAAGTAACGCTTCTTTCCCTTGGACTCTGAGCCGTCGTGGGTTGTCCACTCTTGCTTAGTCCATTCCTTCAAGGACTTCTGGGACTTAGCGAGTGCCATTACTTGTAGCCTCCGCCAGCCTTCTTATACTCAGAAGCTAGAAGCTGAGCCTTGCGAGCCGACCACTCACCAGGGTCGCCTCCCTTAGAGCCAGCCTTAATCTTATTAAAGAGTGCTTTACGCATTCCAGGCTTGGTGTAATTACCAGCTTCGTTTACCTTAGACTTAGTAGTCTTTTTCTTCTCTGCCATTAGTCAGCCTTCTTGTAGCGAATCTTGGCGGATGGCTTACGCACAATCCCGCCTTTCTTAGACTTAATCTTTGCACCACCAGCACGGTACTTGGTGCTATCTAGGCTGGTCTCCACGTTGGCAGAGGGGTTCTTTCCCACTCGGGATGCGACACGGGCTTTGCGAATCTTCTTGCGTTCTTCAGCCATTAGTCCTCCAACAGCTCTCTTAAGTCAGGGCGAGAAGGAGTTGCATACTTTGCAAACTGCTCGTCGTTGACTAGCTCTTCTGCGTTGACTTCATTACAGTCAATCGTTACTACTGCCCAACGGAAGCTAAAAGCACCACGGGGGTTAACGCGGGTAGGAGTGAACACCTGACCACGGTAAAGAATACGGTCTTTAATGTGCTGGTTTGGCTCATTACGAAGTATCTCAGGCAAACGGTTCTTAACTTCACCTGCGCTGATAACTAGGCGCAAAGTATCCGAAGTATAGAAACCGCGCTCGTTCATCTGGTTTCCACCACGTACAATCTGTGCAGAAATAGTAGGCATCTTAAACGGGGCCATCCAGCGACGGCCACCACCTTCAACGGAACTTGACACGTCATAGATGTCGTCTACTACGTTGTTGGCAGGGTCTTCTAAGTACCAGTCCTGCCAGCGGAACCAGTCCACGTCAATACCGACTTTGCCACCTAGCTCCTCGGCCATGGCTTCATACATGGATATGGCTTCATAATCCATGTCGAATCTGCCGATGATTTTACTGCCGCGCATGATGGCCTTTCTTACTAAATAAGTGTGCCCTATTTGATTTAAAAAATCAGGTTAGAAGCTGGACTTAACCCAGCTAGTGCCGTTGTAGACGTGCAGCGCTCCCTTATTCCAAGCAGTGCCATCGTAAGCATAAACCTCTTTAGGAGACCAAGTAGAGCCGTCAAAAACACTGACTTGGCCTGTAAGGTCAGGCTGGACTGAGCCGCTAAACGCTTGAGATACGCTGCCTTGTGCGTTGGTGGCAGTGATAGTAAAGGAGTAAGCAGTTCCGACAGAGCCTGTAGGAGTACCAGTTACAGCGCCTGTTGATGAGTTCAGCGACAAGCCTGCTGGCAAAGAACCTGACGTTACAGAGTAGTTAGGGCTGTTAGTAGCTGAGACCCCATCTGAGAAAGCCACTCCGTTAATGACAGTGCCAAGAGTGTTGTCAGTCCAGTTAGGAACTAGAACAATGCTCCCGCTAAATGACGCTGTAATAGACCCTGAGCTATTAGACGCTTGAATAGTAAAGCTGTATGAGCCACTGCCGCTTGGAGTACCAGTAACTGCACCCGTAGACGAGTTAAGGGAGATACCTGCAGGCAGAGACCCTGCGCTAATGGTGTAGGTAGGGCTGTTAGTAGCGCTTACTGCGTCTGAGTACCCTCTTCCCTGCAAGAAACTGCCGAGAGTTTGGT